ATAATGTTTTTTTATTTCTTAAAAACAGGAAGACAATAGTAATATGTCGAGTAGACCATAATAAAACTTTGGTTTGGTGCATACAGGCAAGTGCCACTAGGGGGGTATACGATACGTATATACACATATACACAGATTAGGAAAATTAAGTGTTAACCACATTGTAAATTTGTAAATTTATATACATAAGTGTTGCAAAAATACAACAATAATAAGTAAAATAATTAATTTTAGGGGTTGACAGCGCAGGTACTTTCGTGTATAATTATATATAATATAACATATTAATATATTATATAATATATAACTCTAAAAAAGATATACTAATATTAATATACTAATATAATATATTATACACCCCAGTAAAACAGTATTATTCGTACTAATTTAATTTTTTTACTTGACAATGCCTAAAAAATCCGTAAAACTATATACAGATAACGTGTTAGATGCTTTTTATGAAGGTATCCGTACTAACACACTACATAAATTACATATACCCCATAGTGATGTATTCTATGCTCGTGCTGCTATTGAGGCTCGGTATGGAAAAAGGTACAGTTTAAAGCGTGTAGAGGACGCTATGAGAGCTGAAGGGTGGAAAGAAAAGGACGAATAATGGAAACATTAGCTAATTTAAGAAAATTAATCAAAAAAGAAAACAAATTTCAAAAATTAAGCCCTAAAGAAAAATCATTTTTGTATGCTTACGAAAAAACTTTAGGGGGAGATGTTACTTCTGAACAGCTTGAAGCTGCAAGAGAAAAAATGAATAGTATAGACCTATCTCCTGAAGTAAAAGGTAACTTAAAAAGTATGCTTATGAAGGACCGCAATAGAGAAGAGGCATTAAAAAAAGATAGAGGTGGAGATATATCTAAAAAATCTAATAAAAAAGATAAAATAGCCGTAATGATAGCCGTAGGTAAACCTAAAATGGCTTACGGTGGCTCTGTAAAGGGTAAAAAACATTTCTATAGTAATGGTGGCTCTGTAAAAGATAATGCAGGCTTAATAGCTTTAGGTAAGCAAAGTCCTTCAACCTATAAAAAAATTACAGGTAAAGAATTTAAGAATGAGTACAAAGGTCCGTAAGTATAAAAGTGAGTACGCTCGCTACCAAGCAGCAGATTTACAAAAAAAGAAGAGAGCAGCTCGTAATAAAGCTCGTAGAATGATGGTAAAAGCAGGTGCAGTGCGCCCTGGAGATAAAAAAGATGTCGCACATAGAAACGGTAATCCTCTAGATAATCGAAGGTCTAATCTTACTGTTCAATCACAAACTAAAAATCGTTCATACCCTCGTAATAGAAAAGCAGGTAAACGATTTCATGGCAGCTAAAGGGAGAATGTAATATGCCAATGCATAAAAAGAAAAAAGGTATGTCTAAAGGTGGCGCAATGAAGCCTAGAAAAATGATGGGTGGTGGCACTATGATGAAAAAGAAAAAAGGCTATGCTAGAGGTGGAGCTGCTAGACGTAGATAATGCCGTATCTCATTAGTAACGTACCCCATTTTCATTGTTGGGTACGGAAAGAGTTTACGTCTAATCATTTAAAATACCACGGTGAATTTTTACACGCTATGGTATTTGCAGTTAATACAATACCTGACAGGTCACTCAGCTTTCAATTAGTATTTACAGGTTGTGAAGCAGACTTTGAAGATGGACCTGATAAAAATATACATGGTGGAGCTATGTGGGCTAGAATGCCAATACAAGCACTTGTAGCCGACATACCACTAGATGAATGGTCAGAACCTATGGAAGACCATTTAGCACAACCTTGGGATTGTGAATCAAGACATCACAGTGTAGTCGTGATGGATAGAGTAAGTTCAAGCCCTTGGCTCTGTAAGATTGGTGGAGAGTTTTACAGGGGTAAATATTTATTTACAGTAGACTATACAGATAGCGATATAGCAGATGACCCTGCTCAACATAAACAGTCGCATGTGTTATACTTACTAGACGCAGGGAAATGGACAGGAAATCTTGTTGCTTTACCTAATAACAGAGTTCGTGCAACAAGTCCTGCTTTGTGGGAAACTGGAGAAGGTGCGCCAGACTTTATGCCGTCTCAGTGGACGCACTCAGCAGAAAACCACGAAAGTTACCTAGACCCTAGTACAACCTTTGATAATTTATATAATGACAACAAAAGCAAAAAAAGTAATAAAAAAAGTAGCAGGCAAATTAAAAAAAGCTAGTAAAGCTCACGCAGGTCAAGCAAAGGCTTTATCAGCTTTAAAGCTAAATAAAGGTAGCTCTGTAAATAAAGCAGGCAACTACACTAAACCTACAATGCGTAAAAGATTATTTAATTCTATTAAGGCAGGTAGTAAAGGTGGAAACCCAGGTCAATGGTCAGCTAGAAAAGCACAGTTACTTGCAAATAGATATAAAAAAGCAGGTGGAGGTTATCGTGGATAATGACTATATGCCTGAAGAAATAAATGACCTACAAAAAATAAATGTAGATATGAAAGAATTACCACAACCCACCAAATCTTTCTTTACTTGGTTAGATGATATTACATCTAGAGAAGTAGGGAAAGATTTTTATACGTGGTTATTAGGAGATAAATAATGAAAAAAAATACCCCAACAAAAAAGAAATCTATTAAAGCCCATAGAGGTAGAATAGTATATGAAGGTAGAAGTCCTAGCCCTTTCCCTAGTCCTTTTCCTAGAAGACCTAGAGGACCTAGACCATTTCCTATGCCGTTTAGAAGACCTGGACGACCTAGTATTTTAGGTAGACCTCCTAGAAGACCCCCCACAAAAGACCCTAGAGTAGGAACTCCTGTCTCATCACCTATGAGACCTACTCAGGTTGCAGAGAGACCTGCTATGAGTGTAGATAGGGTTGCTCCTACACAAAGAGCTACTAGAGTAGATATTCCTAGATATGCAAACCCTGCTATGTCTAGGGCAGAAGCACAAATGAGAGCAGCACAAGCTAGAGCAAGACGACTAATGCAAGCGGACTTATCAAATAGATTTCAAGCTGCACAACAACAACGATTAGCTAATAAAGGAATGGTTGTAACTAAAAAATCTATAGGTTCAAATGATTTTAGAAAAGGTGGATTAACTTTATCTACAGTTGATAATAGAAAAAAAAGTAGCTAAAAAGATAAATAAATGATTGACCCCATCACTCTTTCAGCTGCTGTCACAGGTGCGACTACAGCCTACAATGCAGTTAAAAAAGCAATAATGCTAGGCAAAGAAGTAGAAGACTTATCTTCTGAACTAGGTCGTTGGATGACAGCTGTAAGTGATGTAGACAACGTACATAAAAATGCTAATAATCCAACAACATTTGATAAATTATTTAATGGTTCTATTGAACAAGTAGCAATAGAAAGTTTTTCAGCTAAAAAGAAACTAGAAAAACAAAGAGAAGAACTACGAAATTTTTTAATTGCTCATTACGGCACACAAGCATGGGATGATTTACTAAGAGAGGAAGGTAGATTACGTAAGGCTAGACAAAAAGCCATCTACGCAAAAGAAGAACAACAACGTAAAATAAGGGATTACACTATTATGGGATTAGCTTCTTTAGTAGGTGTAAGTGGTTTAGGTTGGATGATATGGTTAATCAGCGTTTCTGTCTAATTGTTTTAATTATTATATGTTTTATTATGCTATTTGGAATAGTAGCATTTTCAAAAGATAAAGAACCTAAAATGACTACTTGTAGATTAGCAAGTCAGATATTAGGAAATAATCAAAGGGTTTGTGTATTTGTAGGAGCAAATAATACTCAATATAGAGAATACGTACCATATGATGCAGGACCTTGTCCTAGACAGTATAAATGTCCTTATAGACCAAATGAAGAACCTTTTGATATTAAAAGTGTAATTAAAAGTATAAAGGAACAATTTAGAGACTAATGGCAACATTAAAAAAATCACAAAGGTCATTAAAGGCTTGGGGTAAACAAAAATGGAGAACTAAGTCTGGAAAGCCATCAAAACAAACAGGTGAAAGATATTTACCTACAGCAGCAATAAAATCACTAAGTCCTCAAGAGTATGCAGCAACGACAAAAGCAAAAAGAAAAGGGACTAGAGCAGGTAAACAGTTTACAAAACAACCTAAAGGTATTGCAAAAAAGACTGCACGTTTTAGAAAATTTGCTTGACAAACAAGATAATATCCTATATAATAAAGTATATAACATATTTAATAAGTGCATTTATGTTATTTATATTATTATATGCGATAACAATGGGAATAATAAACGATATTTGTAGCTGTGCAAACGACTATGCATTAACAAACTTATGGAATTAGAATGTTATGGATGTTATTTGTAATACTACATGGAACGGATATACAAGAAAATGTCTACTTCAATGATTTGGATACGTGCCTTGAATATGCAGGGAAAATGCGAGAGCAAGACTTACATCAAAGACAGGCAGGAGACAAAATCTTTCTCAAGGTTTATTGCATACCTAAAGAAAGTGAGTAAAAAATGTGGATTCCAGTAATAACAATATTATGGGCATTGGGTGACAGTGCTACATGGGTAAATTTTCCGATGGTTAATTTTCCTTTTTCATCATCAGATAAATGCTATACATATATAGAGCATGCAAGAAATAAAATAATACAAGACCCTCAATATTTAAATGGTTACAGTACCTGTATTTATATGGGTGAACCTACAGGTAAAGGAGAAAATACATGATTGATTGGGATAAAATTAAATTTGAAATGTGGAATAAAAGATTTGGTGAAGGAACTAACTTTGACCTAGACTATGGCAAACTGCTTATTATAGGTTTATTAGTCTATCACATATTTTTTCAAGGTTAATATGGCAGAACGAGTTGACAAAGATAAACTTCCCTGTAATAAACCAAGACGGACTCCTAACCATCCTACTAAATCACATATTGTAAAAGCATGTGAGGGCGGCAAAGAAAAAATAATTCGTTTTGGTGAACAGGGTGCTAAAACTGCAGGCAAACCTAAAGCAGGAGAGTCAGCTCGTATGAAAGCAAAACGTAAGTCATTTAAAGCTAGACATGGTAGAAATATTAAAAAGGGTAAAATGTCAGCAGCTTATTGGGCAGATAAGGTAAAGTGGTAATGCTTGGATTAAGTACAATATTAGGACCTATTAGTAATCTTGCAGGAACTTGGTTACAAGGCAGGATGGATAAAGCTAAAGCCGAGACAGATGTAAAAGTTGCTCGTGCTAAAGCTGAAGCTAAAGTATATGAAACCGAAGCTACATCTTCTATGCTTATGGAACAGAACCTTACAGCACAAATGGCAGGTTCTTGGAAAGATGAGTTTTGGACAATAATTTTTGGTGGTATCTTAGTAGGGTGTTTTCTACCTTGGACACAACCATATGTAAAAGAAGGGTTTGATTTTTTAAATGCAAATACACCTTCTTGGTTTGCTAATTGTTTATACATTAGTATTGGAGCATCTTTTGGTTACAGGTTTGGTAAACAAGGGCTACAGATAATGAATAACAGAAAGCAGTAATATGGCATGTGCGTGTGGAAAAGAAGACTGCAAATGCAGTTCAAATGATTTAATTCCTGATAAAATGGCATATCAGGTAAACAAAAGGAGGATGGCATGGGTTTTAATTATTCTTATGGGTATTACCACTATCCTGACTTTGGCATTCCCAAACAGACTCGCAGAGGCAGAAAGTATACTTATGACACAGTATATTTCAATGTGTGGACTGGTTGGAGCATACTTCGGTTTTAGTGCTTTAGGTAGTAAAAAGTGATTGAAGCAAATGGTTGGGATAACCATGAAGATACATTTGAAGAAACAATAAGAAGAGAACTTTTAGCTGCACAGCAAACTATATATATCTTAAAAGAAGATAATAAAGAATTGACAAAAGCATATTATATATTATTAAAAGAAAATGAGAGACTTAAAACAAAAAAACATTAAATTTTTATGCAGGGGATTTTACAGTATTGGGAACAACTAGTATTTTTTCTAGGAGCTTTGGTTGTAGCTGTTAAGTTACATACTGAAGTAACTACACTAAGAAAAGATGTTGATAAGTTAGAAGAAGATTGTAAAACTGCTAATGAAAAAATACAGAATAATTTTGTAAGTTCGGTAAGAACTGAAAGTGCGGTAAAAGAGACGGAGAAAAAAATAGAGTCTTTGTTTCAGCTACATAATAAAAAGGATATTTAATGATAACAATTACAGATAGATTAAGAGAGGAACTTAAAATAGATGAAGGATGTAAATACGAAGTATATTTGGACCACCTTGGATTACCTACGTTTGGCATCGGACATCTCATCACTAAAGATGACCCTGAGTACCAAATGGGGATGGGGACACCTGTTGATGAAATACGAGTTAACGAAGCCTTCGAACAAGACATACATGTAACATTAGATGAATGTAGAAAGCTATTTGATGATTGGGATAAACTACCTGAAGAAGTAAGATTAATTACAGCTAATATGATGTTTAATATGGGCAGACCTAGACTATCTCAATTTAAAAAAATGATACAGGCTATTAGAGATGGTGACTGGAATGAAGCAGGAAATCAAATGCAGGACTCAAGATGGTACAAACAAGTAACAAACAGAGCAGACAGACTTATATCTCGAATGAAAGCAGTAGGATTGAGTTAAAGAAACAAAAAATAAGAAAGAAACATATAGAAAACTTAAAAGAGTTTTTTAAACCTAGAGAAAGAAAGTTTATAAAACATGGCTAGAAAACTAACAGAAAGACAACAAAAATTTATTGATGCATTATTTGCAGATGCAAATGGTAATATTAGAGATGCTAAAGTTATTGCAGGATATTCTCCAAATACAAATAACCAAGAAATAATACAATCTTTAAAAGAAGAAATACTAGAAGCTACACAAATATATATGGCAAGTAACGCTCCTAAAGCTGCTATGGCTATGGTCGGTGGGTTATATGACCCAACAGAATTAGGTATTAAAGATAAAATGGCTGCTGCAAAAGAACTATTAGATAGAACTGGATTAATTAAAACAGAAAAAGTACAAGTAGAATCTTCAGGAGGTGTTATGTTAATGCCTGCTAAACAGGTAGTAAAAGAAGAAGATGAGTAGAAGTTTAGGTAAGTGGAAATTACCTCAACCTGCAGATATTAAAGAAGATAATGAATGGGTATCAATACCTCGTATAGCTAGAACAATACCATTTGGTTATAAACAAGATAGTGAAGACCCTGATATTTTAAGACCTGTAGCAAAAGAATTAGATTTATTAGAAAAAGCTAGAAAACATATAAATCAATATTCCTATAGAGAAGTAGCTAATTGGCTAACAGCTAATACAGGTAGAAATATTTCTCATATAGGTTTAAGAAAAAGATTAATGAATGAAAGACGACGTAAGGACAAAGCTAAAAGCATCCGTCAGTGGGCAGAATATGCGGAAAAGGCAATCGCCAAAGCGCATCAAATCGAAACCGAAAGAACAGGTGCAAATAAAAGAGCAGTCGCTACAGAATCATAATACCTTAGAATCTATACAAGAAGAAGAAGCTAATGTATTATTTAAACCAAACGAAGGACCTCAAACTGATTTTTTAGCAGCTTCTGAAAGAGAAGTGTTATATGGTGGTTCTGCAGGAGGTGGTAAAAGTTATGCTATGTTAGCAGACCCTTTGAGATATATGGGTCATCCACAATTTAGTGGGTTGTTACTTAGACATACAACAGAAGAACTTAGAGAACTTATATTTAAATCTCAAGAGTTATATCCACAAATTTGGAAAGGTATCAAATGGTACGAAAGAAAAATGCAGTGGGTAGCACCATCAGGTGCAAGATTATGGATGTCATATCTTGATAGAGATGAAGACGTTATGCGCTATCAAGGTTTGGCATTTAGTTGGATAGGCTTTGATGAATTAACACAGTGGGCTAGTCCTTTTGCTTGGAATTATATGCGTTCTAGATTACGTTCTACAGCAAATGACTTACCAATATTTATGAGAGCTACTACCAACCCAGGGGGTGTAGGTCATCATTGGGTTAAAAAAATGTTTATTGACCCTGCTCCTTACGGAAAGGCATTTAGTGCAACAGACATTGAAACAGGAGAAGTTCTTAAATACCCATCAGGACATTCTAAAGCAGGCAAATCTTTATTCAAACGGAGATTTATTCCTGCAAGATTATCTGATAATCCATACCTCTCACAAGGTGGAGACTATGAAGCAATGCTTCTTTCCCTTCCTGAGCAACAAAGAAGACAATTACTTGACGGCGATTGGGATATTAAAGAGGGTGCAGCATTTACTGAGTTTGATAGGAGTATACATGTTATTGACCCCTATGAAATTCCTAATAACTGGGTTAAATTCCGTGCTTGCGACTACGGTTATGGTAGTTATTCAGGTGTTCTTTGGTTTGCTGTCTCTCCTGCGGAACAGCTTGTTGTATATCGTGAGCTTTATGTATCAAAGGTTTTAGCGACAGACTTAGCAGATATGGTTCTAGATATAGAAGCAGGCGATGGCAATATTAAATATGGAGTATTGGATTCAAGTTTGTGGCATAAAAGAGGAGATACTGGCCCTTCATTAGCTGAACAAATGATTACTAGAGGGTGTCGTTGGAGACCTTCAGATAGAAGTAAAGGTTCTAGAGTAGCAGGTAAAAACGAAATACATAGAAGATTACAGGTAGATGAATTTACAGAAGAACCTAGATTAATATTTTTTAATACCTGTACAAATATAGTGGCACAATTACCGTCTATACCTTTAGATAAAAAGAATCCTGAAGATGTAGATACTAAATCTGAAGACCACTTGTATGATGCATTAAGATATGGTATAATGTCAAGACCTAGATTTAGTATATTTGATTATGACCCTAGAGGCAGACCTACAAAAGGAATGCCTGTAGCTGATACAACATTTGGATATTAAGGAAAATTATGGCAGAAGAAGATAAACTTATTATAGAAGACGAATCTATAGCTTTAGAAGATTCAGAAGATAACGAAGATACTGAAGTTAAAGAAGAAAAAAACAGTACTATTATTGATTACGTAATGTCTAAATATAGAAGGGCAGAAAACTATAGAAGACAGGACGAAGATAGATGGCTAAAGGCTTATAGAAACTATAGAGGTTTGTATGGACCTGATGTTCAATTTACAGAAGCTGAAAAGTCTAGAGTCTTTATTAAGATAACTAAAACTAAAACTTTAGCTGCCTATGGACAAATTGTTGATGTACTATTTGGAAGTAATAAATTTCCTTTAAGTGTAGACCCAACAGAACTACCTGAAGGTGTAGCTAAAGATGTACACTTTGACCCTAAACAGCCTGCAGGAGATTCAAGCCCTTATGGATTTGCAGGAGATGGTCAAGACTTACCTACAGGAGCTACTGAAAAAAGTTTAGTAGATTTATTAGGACCTGTTAAAGAAAAGTTACAGGACGTTCCTAATTTAAAAGAAGGCATAGGGCAAACTCCTACATCCGTAACTGTTAGTCCTGCTATGATTGCAGCTAAAGGTATGGAAAAGAAAATACATGACCAATTAGAAGAATCAAATGCTAATAAACATTTACGTAGTGTAGCATTTGAAATGTCGCTATTTGGTACAGGCATAATGAAAGGTCCTTTTGCTGTAGATAAAGAATATCCTAATTGGAGTGAAGGTGGAGATTATAGTCCTACTATAAAAACAGTACCTCAATTAAATCAAGTATCTGTATGGAACTTTTATCCTGACCCTGATGCATATAATATGGATGAAGCTCAATATGCCATAGAAAGACATAGAATGTCTAGAATGCAGCTAAGAAGTCTTAAGAAAAGACCATACTTTAGAGAAAATGTAATAGACTCTTGTATAGAAATGGGAGAAAACTATGTTAAGAAACATTGGGAAGACGACTTAACTGATTACTCACCTGAACATGACATTGACAGATTTTCTGTAATTGAGTATTGGGGAGTTATAGACTCTGAAATATTTAAAGAAGAAAATATAGAAATACCTGAAGAACTAGAAGATGCAGATGAATTACAGGCTAATGCTTGGATATGTAATGGTAAATTAATTAGACTAGTATTAAACCCATTTAAACCTGCAAGAATACCATATATGGCTGTTCCATATGAATTAAACCCATACTCTTTCTTTGGTGTAGGTATAGCTGAAAATATGGATGATACGCAAACACTAATGAATGGTTTTATGCGTATGGCTGTTGATAATGGAATATTGTCAGGAAATCTTCTTATTGAAGTAGACGAAACAAATTTAGTTCCAGGTCAAGATTTATCTGTCTATCCAGGCAAAATATTTAGAAGACAAGGTGGCGCTCCAGGTCAAGCTATTTTTGGTACAAAGTATCCAAATGTATCTTCAGAAAATATGCAGTTGTTTGATAAAGCTAGACAATTAGCCGATGAGTCAACAGGTTTTCCATCTTTTGCACATGGTCAAACAGGTATAACAGGTGTAGGTAGAACTGCATCAGGTATATCTATGTTAATGAATGCGGCAACAGGTAGTATACGAACTGTAATAAAAAATCTAGACGATTATTTATTAAGACCTTTAGGAGAAGGATTTTTTAGGTTTAATATGCAATTTGATTTTGACCCTAAAATACGTGGTGACTTAGAGGTTAAGGCTAGAGGAACAGAAAGTCTAATGGCTAATGAAGTACGTAGTCAGAGATTAATGCAATTTTTAGGTACAGCAAGTAATCCTGCTCTTGCTCCATTTGCTAAATTTCAGTATGTAATTAGAGAAATAGCAAAGTCTTTAGATTTAGACCCTGATAAAGTTACGAATAATATGGATGAAGCTGCAATACAAGCAGAACTTATGAAAGGATTTCAATCACCTCCAACTGAACAGTCTCCTGTTGCAGGAGCTGACCCAATGGATTCAGCAGGCACAGGTGGTGGAACTATAGGTACAGGTCAAGTGCCTTTACCACAAGAACAAGGATTTACAGGAAATGAACAACCACAAGGAACTCCTCAGCAAGCTCAAGCCGTTGGTCAATAATAAAAACCAGTGGGTTGATTTTACTGATTATATAGATTGCATAATAAGTCAACATCATAAAGTATTAGAACAAAGTAGTGATATTGTTATTATACATCAGGCTCAAGGAGCTATATCTACATTACGTAGATTAAAACTATTAAGAGATGAAGTAAATGGTTGAAACACCAGTTAAAAAACCTAGCATAAAACAAAGATATAATTTAGGTTTAGAAAAAGATATGTTATCTGAGTTAGGTTTAGAACTAGCTGAAAAAGGCGAAGTAAATATATCTCGTTTATTTCAAAGTGGTTTTAATACACGTCCAAGTGCAATGGGTATGTATACAAGAACACAACTTCCGCCTGATTCTAACGAAGCTAAAATACTTAAAAAATACGGAAAAGGAAATACTAGTTTTATAGGAGATAAAAATATTCCTCAAGTAATGTATTTTGCAGATAGATTTAAAAATGATGCAGAAAATATAGAAATTTTAAACCATGAATTACGTCATGCTGCATTAGATTATTTAAAAAAGTTATATCCTGAGTCTCCTGACAATAAATTAAAATTAAAAATGGGTGTGCCTTTTGAAGAGGCTCTTATGGATTATATTGATTTTGTTAGACATCAAAAAGCAAAAAAGATGTTTAATGAAGAAGGTTATCAAAATATTACAGACTCTAAACAATTTAATCGTTACGAAAAAGTAATGAAAAAGCTGACCTCTGAAGATAAAAATAAACTAAAAAATAATTACAATTTATTATCAAAACTAGCAGAGCAAGAATTAAGAAATGTTAAAGGTGTACAAAAGGCTGAATATGAAGATGAGGAAGAGTTAAGAGATGCATCTAAAGAAGATTTAGCACCTAAAAGTTTTATAGAAAAAATGTTAGGTCTTTTTAAACGAACACAAAAATTTAATACTGGAGGAGTATCAATGGAAAAACAAATGGAAATGTTTCAAGACGGTGGACTAGAACAAGACGGTGGTACAGTAGACCCTGTATCAGGTAATGATGTGCCTATGGGTTCAGCTCAAAAAGAAGTTCGAGATGATATACCTGCACAACTAAGTGAAGGAGAGTTTGTATTTCCTGCTGATGTAGTTAGATTTATAGGCTTAGAAAGATTAATGGAAATAAGACAAAGAGCTAAAGCAGGACTAAAGAAGATGGAAGCTATGGGTCAAATGGGTAACTCTGAAGAAGCTACTATACCTGATGATATTCCTTTTACTATAGATGATTTAGAAATGGAAGAAGAGGAAGAAGTTTCTGCATATAAGGGAGGAACAATTAAATTAGAAAGTGGTGGTACACCATACGTTGCACCTACTATTGCTGCAGTACCTACTGCAACAGCTCCTGAAACAATACCGACTCCTGAAGAGTTTATTCCTTCTGTAGCAGACGAATATAGAGAATATGTAAATGATGAAGGTCATGTTATTGATGTGCCTTATTTTAGGGGTAGTATACTTCCAGGTTATAATATGCCTGCAGGTTATAGACTTAAAGAAGATGAAACAGTTTCTACAGGACAAGATATTACTGACACTGCAATGTTAGATATTGTAGATAAGGATGGAGATTCTACATCCCCTGAAAATATGCAAAAAGCTAGAGAAGATATGAATCGTAGTTATGATAATGTTGTTAGTCAAGTGATGCAAGATAATCCAGGTGCTAGCCTTGAAGAAATTACAAAGAAAATAAAAGGTGGTGAATCTACTATAAATATTTTTGGTAAAAAAATAAATGCTCCAGGTTTTTTATTTAATGAAGATGAAATAACAGCTGCTTATGATAGGGCTTTTTCAGGACCTGTAATTGATGATGAAGCGGATATTGTACCTGAAGAACCTAAACGTAGAGGTACTTTAATAGCAACAGATAAAGAAGGTAAAGTTACTGATGACGTAGCTCCAGGCTCTGCTAAAAGTCTTAACATGACAGAGTCTGAAAATAAAGCTGTTAAAGAAGCTGCAGAAGCTAAAGAGAAAAAAAGAAGGGCTGTAGAAACGGCAAGACTAGAAGCTATGGCAGAAGCAGAACAAAGCAGAAAAGACGAAGCTGAAGCTAACAGAGCAGAAAGAGCAGGTACAACAAGTCTAGGTAAAAAAGTAGATACGGCTAGTCTTAGAGGTACAGGCAGAAGAGGTGGACAAGGTATTGTTCGTGCAAAAGGTGGCATAGCATCTAAACCTAAAAAGAAAAAAGCTATGAAGCGTGGTGGGTTAGCTTCTAAAAAATAACCTACATATTGTTGGCTACTTATACCCCCACAGTGGCTACTATGACCCCAACAAAGGAGAAAAACATGGCTGAAGAATTAGTTATGACAAAGGACGCAACACCTAAAAAAGCTGCATTTATGAGCAAACCTTATTCTAAAGAAGAAAAAATGAAAAAAGAAGAAGAGGAGCTTAAAAACTTACTAGATGAACAAAAGAAAGAATCATCTAGTGAAGAAGAAGAAGAAGCTGTTGAAGATAAAGAACCTGATAGCCCTGAAGAAAAAACATTTAAAAAGCGTTACGGAGATTTACGTAAACATCAACAGCAACAAAAGCAAGATTATGAATCTAAGATTAAAAACCTTCAAAATCAATTAGAGGAAGCTACTAAAAAAGAAATACAGTTTCCTAAAACTGAAGAAGAAATAGAGTCTTGGGCAAATAAGTATCCTGATGTCGCAGCTATAATTGAAACTATAGCTATGAAAAAAGCAAACGAACAATCAAAGCATTTAGAAAAAAGGTTAGTTGAAATAAATGAGTTACAAAATACAGCTACAAAAGAAAAAGCTGAAGCTGAATTATTAAGACTGCATCCTGATTTTCAAGAAATTAGAGAAACAGAAGAGTTCCATGATTGGGCAGATAGTCAGCCTAACTGGGTACAAAATGCTTTATATGAAAATGATAATGATGCTAAGTCAGCTGCAAGAGCTATAGACTTATATAAAGTCGATAAAGGCATTACAGAAAAAAGTAAAAAACCTGTAAACAATAAAGATGCAGCTAGGTCTATATCTACTAAAAATGCTAAAACAAAACCTGTAGAAGACAGTTCAGCAAATTATTTTAAAGAATCTGACGTGCAAAAAATGTCAGCTGTAGAATACGAAAAGAATTCTGAAGCTATAATGGAGGCAATACGTTCTAATAAATTCGTATATGATGTCTCAGGTTCTGCACGATAGACCGTCAATTTTTTTAAAAAAGAGTTGACAAATAGTTATTTAACTATATAACTATATAATATATAGTATATTATAACCTTATTATAACTACTTATAATATACTTACACGACTTTAAAGACTACCCAATTATGTGAGCCTACAATGGTTAGCTACCAATCGTACAACCTCAAACATGAATGGTCCTTATAAAGTAAAATGACTAGAATAGTACACAACTTTGTGTGCATGAGATAAATGTTAAAAAGGAGAAAAATTATGGCATTTACATCAGCAGCAGGTTATGGTAACTTACCAAACGGTAATTTTAGTCCTATTATTTACAGCAAACAGGTGCAACTTGCATTTCGCAAGTCATCAGTCGTTGAAGAAATCACTAATTCAGATTACTTTGGCGAAATTGCAAATATGGGCGATTCCGTTAAGGTTATTAAAGAACCTGAAATTACAGTCAAGGAATACGCACGTGGTACAACTATTACTCCGCAAGACCTTGACGATGAAGAGTTCAGCCTAACTATCGACAAAGCTAATTACTTTGCGTTTAAGGTTGACGATATTGAAGAAGCTCACTCACATGTAAACTTTCAACAGCTAGCAAGTGACAGAGCTGCTTATAGGCTAGCCGACCAGTTTGACCAAGAAGTTCTTGGCTACTTGTCAGGTTTTAAACAAGCGTCACTTCACAGTGCTGCAAGTGCTGTTAATACAACAGTAAACGGTACTAAAGCTGTATCTTCAGCTTCTAGTGGTGCTAACTTAGTTGGTGCAGAATTATTGGCTTCAATGTCACTTGATTCTTCTGACTTTACACAAGCAGATGGTACTGCAGGTACTGCAAACCAAGCTATTGGTCTTGAGCCAAGAGCAGGGGGTGCAACAGCAGCCAAGAGTGGAACAACTGGTAATGCATTTCCATTACAAGTTATTGCACGTATGTCTAGATTGCTAGACCAACAAAATGTTGATACGGCAAATAGATGGTTAGTTCTTGACCCAGTATTTATCGAAATCTTAAAAGATGAAGATTCACGTCTTTTAAATGCTGATTTTGGTGGTTCAGGACTACAAAATGGTCTTGTTTTAAATAATTTACATGGTTTTAAAATATACTCATCTAACAACCTTCCGTCACTAGGCACAGGTCCTGCGACAACAGGTGGTCAGAATGCGTCAAACTTTGGAATTATTGTAGCAGGTCATTCATCAGCTGTGGCTACTGCTGAACAAATCAATAAAACAGAAACTTACAGAGACCCTGACAGTTTCTCAGATATTGTTCGTGGTATGCATTTGTATGGCAGAAAGATACTTCGACCTGAAGCTATCGTAACTGCTGCATATTGTTTAGCGTAAGGGAGAATAGATTATGGCTGCAACAACAACATTGTTGGCGACAACAAATTCTACTCATGGACCTTCTTATGGAGTTAGTTCAAGAGTAAAGCCTTATCTAGTAGAGCATACTATAGACTTTTCAAATCAAAATATTGATGCGAATGGTAGTACTATGGAAGTAATAGATATTCCTGCAAATTGTATTTGTATGTTTGCAGGTATTGAAGTTATGACTGCTTTAACTAACACGGCTTCAGACGCTACTGTAGACTTAGGTGCAAAAAGTGGAGACACTGATGCATGGGTAGATGGATTTGATATTGATGGTGCATCTGCAGGTACATACGCAACTGTACTTGTAGCCACTGCAAATCCGCAAGTACATGATGGTGCTGACCCACTTAAGTTAACTTTCGCAGGAACTGCAGGTACAATTAGCGCAGGTGTGCTACGTGTATTCGCAGTTGTTATGCCTGTCGGTGGATTAGACAAGCCTGACGAAGTAGATAGAGACGCTTTAGCGTAACTCATCCAATATAAGGGGGCAGGGTAACTTGCCCTCTTTTTTTAAGGAATAAATATATGGCAATTACAACAGCGTTATGTACAAGTTTTAAAGGTGAGCTTCTTGGAGGAACTCACGATTTAGACACACATACTTTAAAAATGGCATTAATAAAACCCTCAATGTCAGGAACTTATGATAAAACAACTACTAATTATTCAGATGTTACAGGGAATTCAGACGAAGCTACAGGGTCAAATTACTCTGCAGGAGGAAACAATTTAGATAGTGTTACTATTTCTACAGATGCGTCTTCAGGAAGAGCGTTTGTAGATATTGCTGATGAAGTATTTACAAATGTAACAACAAGTGCGAGAGGATGCATAATATATAATTCTAGTGCTTCTAATAAAGCTATCGCTGTTATTGATTTTGGTGGTACTATAACTGCAACTGCAGGTGATTTAACAGTTCAGTTTCCTGCTATTGGTTCAGGTGGTGCAACTGCAATCATACGTTTAGACCCTCCATCTTAATAGGAAATAAAATATGGCTTTAGTTCTACTTGATAGAGCAAAAGTAGTTGCTACTAGTATGAGTGGTACTGGAGATAACTATACTCTAACCAATGCTCCACCAACAGGTTTTGTAGACTTTACAGGTGTGGGTGATGGTAATACTACTTATTATGTAGCAACCGATACTGCAGGTAATTTTGAAATAGGTATAGGTACATTTGCTACATCAGGAGAAGTGTTAACACGAACTGATGGAAATGTTATTAAAAGTACAAATAGTAATAACAAAGTTAGTTGGCCTTCTAATTCTACACCTACAGTTTTTATATCACAACCTGCTGATAAAGCAGCATTTTTAGATGCCAATAATGATTTAACTATAACATCTACAGATGATACAAATAACGCAGACCCTTCTTTAATATTATACAGAAATTCTGCAAGTCCTGATGACCAAGATTACATGGGTCAAATGTTTTTTAAAGGCAGGAATTGGGATGGAAGTGCTACAGTGCATGATGTAGATTACGCTAAAATAATGGCTAAAGCTGTAGATGTAACTGATGGCACTGAAGATGGCAACCTTGAATTTTATGTTGCTCAAAATAGTAATAATAGTCAAAGACTAGCTCTTAAAGGAAGTGGTGACACAGTCTTTAGTAACAAAGATGTTAAACTTAATACAGGTGTTGATTTGCTTTTTGAAGGTGCAACACAAAACGATTTTGAAACAACATTAACCCTTACAGACCCTACTGCTGATAACACCATAACTTTACCTGATGCTACAGGCACTGTAATAACAACAGGTAACTCAGATACACCGACAACTACGACATCAAGTGGTGATGCAGATTTTGTATTAGTAGATGATGGAGGTACAATGAAAAAAATAACCCCAACTAATTTAGGTATAGGCAGTGGAATAAATACAGGAAAAGCTATAGCAATGTCTATGGTCTTTGGATAAAGAAAGAGAGAATAAAATATGGCAGCTCCAAATATAGTCAATGTAACTTCAATACTAGGTAAAACAGTTCACGACCAAGACATAAGTACAAGTAATGATACCTTATTAGAAAATGCTGCAGGCAGTAATAAACTATTAAAAATTAATTCACTTATTATTGCTAACATTGATGGTACAAACGCAGCAGATATAACTGTTACACTTTGTCAAGCAGATGGTACTCTTTTAGCAACTTTAGCTCATACAATTTCAGTTCCTGCAGATGCTACTCTTGTTGTTATATCTAAAGATACAAGTATTTATTTAGAAGAAGATATGGAAATTAAATTAGACGCGAGTGCTGCAGGAGATTTAAGCGCTGTTTGTTCTTATGAAGAAATAGATGATGCATAATCGTGGCTTTCAACTATTTTAATAATCAAAATGTTGTTGGGATAAAATATCGTGATAGCAATGCAGGTATATCTAATTTAGATACTAATAGATTAAATACCTCACCAGTAGGGGGCGCATTGTTTCGTAACACATCTGGTGCAACAGCTAGTGTATCAGCTTATACACATACTTGGACAGTTCCTGATTTGGTAACTTCTGTGTCTGTTGTTTGTATTGGTGGTGGTGGAGGTGGTATGGTTTATAGCTATAATAATTCATATATTCAATATGCAATGAATGGTGGTGGAGGAGGCGCTCTAGCTTGGTTAAATGATATAACTGTTACCCCTGGTGAAAGTATTTCAATACAAGTAGGTGCTTATGGAACGTACGGTTACTATACTACTGGTTCACGTGCAGGCGGAGACAGTTTTTTTAAAAATGCATCTACAATAAATGCAGGTGGTGGAAGCCCAGGAAGATATAATACAACTATAAGTGGGGGTACTAAAACTATTTCAACTTCATATGGAACTTATGGAGGTGGAGATGGTGGTGATTCAGTAAACTTAGGCTATTATTCAGGACCTTCAGGTGGTGGAGGTGCAGGAGGTTATAGTGGAGATGGTGGTGATGGAAAGGCAGGAACTGCTACTGGAGATAATGGCGCAGGTGGTGGTGGTGCAGGTGGCGCAGGTGCTACAGGAACTTATGCCTACCACATATCAGGCGGAGGAGGAGGAGTAGCTCCTTACGGTGAAGGCACTAGTGGTTCAGGCGGCTCGGCAGGTGAAGCAGGTGGTGGTTCAGGTGGTGATGATTCTTCAGTACCTACAAATGTAAATGGCACACAAGTAGGTGGCAACTACGGAGGTGGTGGTGGTGGTAAATCATCAAATTATTGGGGTGGTCATGCAGGAAATGGCGGACAAGGTGTAGTTAGAGTTATATGGGGTTCAGGAAGAGCTTTTCCATCAACAAATGTGGGACAAAATTACTTAGGTATTGCAGAAACAACCTATACAAACTAGAAATTAAAAATGAAAAGAAATAGTGGATTTATTGGAAGTAAAGTAAGTACATCATTGACATCAGCTAGCGGTGTCCACGATATACACGACCAACATCAAGAAATATTAGATAGTAAATGGCCGCCAACTAAAAAAATTACATCTATAACACCTTCTTCACTTACTGTTACTGAAGGTGTTCAATTTACCATAGTTGTTAATGGTGACGGTTGGCTTACTTCTGATACTGTCTATTATAAATTTCATACTGTTTCAGGTACTACGTTAGTTCAAGCTGATTTTGTTCAAGGTAGTCCTGATGGTAATTTTAGTTTTACACAAAATTCTCCTACCAGTAATACTATTACACTTTATTATATATTTAAAGCAGAAATTGGAGGACTTTCTGAAAATAATGTTGTTAAATTTCAACTATATAAAGATTCAGGTCTTACTGATTTAATTGACGAAACTGCAAATATTACTGTTACCGATGCAACAGGAGCATATACTAGTTGGGCAGTAAGTAATCCATCTATTCAGTGGATATGGGAAGCAAATGGATTTTTAACAGATACTACAGGAACAATATCTGCTAATACTGCAACTGAAAATCAAGACAGATGGGGATTTTATAATAATAATGCAGGAAATGGAGGAACATTAACCGAAACGGATTGGATTGCCGATAAGAATATAGTAAAAACATCATACACAACTAGTAACGGTAAATTATTATATTACTTAACTTTTGAAAATGACCTTGATTTTTGTCCAAATTCAAATACTTCAAACGGAGCTGATGTTATTACAAACGGAGGATACACTTATTTTTTTGTAAATATGCCGTTTAATTATCAATATGATGAAAATTATGCATATAATGGACCGTATGCTAGATATATGACATATCAAGGTTTTTCTGCTTATACTGCTAATTTTACTGGTGGAAGAAATCCTACTTCTACTAATCAACATTCAAATCCAGGTCATTATGCCTATAAAACCTTGAATAGTGCATCTAATGATACTTCGCTATATTATCATCCAAGAGGCACAGGCGATACTGGAAGCGCAAATTCTGCAACTTCTAGTAAACCGTATGTATTTCATAACAAAGACTGGATTAGATTTTCCGTAGTTGTTTTTGAGTTTGGGACTGCAGACGGTACAGGTTCAGGTTACTATAGTAGCACTTATAAAGTAAGTACTAAAGTTCAAAATACATTAACAGGCGCTGCTATAACTTCTTATGCAAATGACATATATGGAGGGCAAAATACAACGTCATCTAGTGGTCGACGACAATACGTTAACACAACTGCAAATGGGGCTAGACCATTTTTTCACGATTCTGCATATGGTCAGGATGGAGCGCATGATACTCGATGGGTGATGGCAGGATTTGCAAATAGACCATATACAACTACAGAACAAAATAATTTATTAAACGAGCTTGATAGTTTATACGGAGCTTAACAAATTAATAAGGAAAATTATAATGACTAAAATGTACAGCATAAATAAAGCCTATCCTGTGAGTAGTCTACCACATAGAATTACATTTTCTGATGGTTCTACTAAAACAGATAATACAACATTTACTGAAGAAGATTTAAAAAATGTAAATATTGTAGAAGTAGATTCTCCACCATCAATTTCTACAACACAAACTTTATCTTGGAGTGGAACTGAATGGGTAGTAAAAAATTTATCACAAGCAGAAGAACAAGCTAGAAAAGAAAAACAATGGGGTATTGTTAGAAAAGAAAGAGATAATTTAATTAGTAATCAGAGTAAGTATATTGAACAGTATCTAAGTGAAGTTAGAAGAGAAGTAACACCGACTATTGATATTGCAGTTGTAGATAAATATGTAGAAGAGTTAAGGCAAGTACCACAAAAAAATAGTGACCCTTTTAATATTAATTGGCCTGAAGACTGGACACTAAATGTTTAGTACCAATCCATTTTCATCTACCGAGTTTTCATCCGAAGGTGTAATATCTTCTGTTGTTTTAGATAGTGTTTCTACAAAACCAAATGTAAGCACTGTAACTGTTCTTCAAGATGGTTTATTTATAATAGCAAGTGTTAGTGCAAAAGCAGCTATAGGTTCTATAGGTGCAAATGTAAATGTTGCGTTAACAGGAGTTAGTACAAAACCTAATGTAAATACAGTAACAGTAGTAAACGATAGTTCGATTGTAGCTACAGCAATAAGCTCTAAACCAAATGTAGGCACTGTAAGTATAGTACACGATAGTTCGCTTACAGTTTCTAGTGTAAATACTAAATCTGATATAACTGCACCTACTGTAAATATAAGTATTGTTCCTGCAAGTTTATCGGTAAAACCAAATGTAAATACTGTAAGTCTCACTAATACAAGTTCACTTACAATTACAGCAGTATCTTCTAAAGCTAATATATCAACAAGTACAACTGCTTCAGGTGTAACTTTTGATTTTAATGCAGTTAGAGATACATTTAGTCAAAAACGAACGGTATACGTACCTAGACAAACTACATCATCTGATAGAACCGTAAACGTAGATAGTGTAGATAGAACATCTTTTGTTGAAAGACAGACAACATCAGCTGATAGAACTGTTTTTATAATTTTTGAAGATAGAAAAGTATATATACCTAGACAAACAACTTCTGCAGAAAGAACTGCAAGAGTAGCATAGGAGAAAATATGTCTTTTAGATGGCCAAATAAAGACCCTGATGAGCAATTAGACTATAGTATGGATTGGTCAAGATTTCTTGGCAGTGCTACTATAAGTAGTGTAGTGTGGTCTGTAAACAATGCGAGTGGAGTTAAAACTACTATTACTGGAGGTGCTACAGTAAATGGTATTCAAAATGTTTCTCAAACTCAAAGTAGCGATAATAAAACAGCTACTATTAATATAGGTTTAGGTACAAACAATGTAGAGTATACGTTTTTCTGTAGAATTACTGATAGCACAGGTAGTCAAGCAGAACGCAGTGTTAAATTAAAGATAAGGGAAAAATAATGGCATATGATTTTTTAGGATTAGTTAATAAAGTAAATAGGCGATTAAATGAAGTAGAATTAACTTCAAACAATTTTGCATCAGCTATAGGATTTTATTCGCAAGCAAAGGATGCTATAAATGCTTCAATACGTTATATTAATCAAAATGAGTATAACTGGCCTTATAACCATGTTACTCAAGAAGATGTACTTACAGCAAATACATTAAGGTATGGATTACCTGATGATTCTAAAATACTAGATGTTAATACTTTTAGAATAAAAGAAAGTTCTAGCTTAAATGTACAAACTAAAAAATTAAGAATATTAAGCTACGAAGAGTATTTAGAAAAATATATACATTATGAATATGATGAAGATAATGGTAGCTCAGGAGTACCTGATTTTGTTTTTAGAACACCCTCTCAAGAATATGGTTTAGTTCCTGCTCCTGACAAAGCATATACGCTTGTATATGAATATTATAGAATACCAGTAGATTTAGAAAATGCTACGGATGTTCCTTCTATACCTGAACGATTTGCTCACATTATAGTTGATGGAGCAATGCATTATGCATATCTATTTAGGGGAAATTCTCAAGATGCTATAATAGCTAAAGAAAAATTTGCAGAGGGCATAAAGCACATGCGTAGTTTATTAATTAATAGATACGACTACATTCGGTCAACAGCTGTTAGCAGAAGTACAAGTGGTTCTTTAACTTCTACAGTTATTACTTGACTTTTGCTAAAAAATATGTAAAACTATAAGAGCGTACTAATATGGCAGATTCATGGCAAACATTTCCTATAGAGTTTAGAGGTGGGTTGTTAACAAACCAAAGTCCTTTACAACAGGGTGTTAACAGTCCAGGAAGTGCTTCAGTACTACAAAACTTTGAACCCTCTGTTGAAGGCGGCTATAGAAAAATAGAAGGCTACTCTAAATTTGATACTAATCAAATAGCAGGAAGCGGAAATATAAGAGGTATTACTCGTTTTGAAGGTGCTGTAATAGTTGCTAGAGGAACTCATTTATATCGTTCATCAGGAAGTGGTTGGACTCAGTTAACAGACAATGGAAGTTTTAGTAGTGTTGGTATAAATATAAGTGGTTCAGGAAGAGTCAGATTTGCAGAATATAACTTTACAGGCACTAGTAAATTATTTATTGTTGATGGGAATGCAAAACCTTATATCTTTACAGGAACTGCATTAACACAGCAAACAAGTCTTGCAAGCGATTTTACAGGTGCTGATTTTGTAACTGTGCATTTAGATAGATTATTTGTTGCTATTGAAAATAAAATTATCTGTACAGCAACTGCAAGTGCTACTAGTGATAATTTTTCAGGAAGTACTTCTTTTACTTTTGACGAAACTATAAATGATTTTATAAGTTTTAGAGAACAATTAATTATATTTACAGAAAACAATATACAAAAACTTACAGGTAACACTACAGATACTTTTGCTGTACTGCCTATATCTAATGATTTAGGAGCTGTTGCTGCAGATACTGTTCAAGAAGTAGGCGCTGATATAATGTTTTTAGCAGCTGATGGTTTAAGGTTATTAGGTGCTACTGAAAGAATAGGTGACTTTAGTTTAGCAGTAGTATCTAAAAATATTCAGTCAGAGTTTGCTAGTTTTATTGCAAACTCCACGAGTTTTTCAAGTATAACTATAAGAAATAAAAGTCAATATAGAATATTTGGATATAATGCAGGTTTTTCTGATGCAGGTGCTTTAGGTATATTAGGTACACAGTTTGCTCTTCAAGGTGGTGAAGGAATGGCTTGGGGAGAAACAAGAGGGATAAATGCATTAGTAGCACATAGTTCATTGGAAGATGGAGCTGAATTTATTCATTTTGCTAATGATGATGGTTATGTATATAGATTAGAATCAGGAAATTCTTTTGATGGCAGTAATATAACTGCAACATTTCAGTCTCCTTTTTTTCCTATTAATGACCCAAGAATGAGAAAAACTTTTTATAAATTAATATTATATACTGACCCTGTAGGAAGTTTAGATGCTACTGTAGACTTAAAATTAGATTTTGAAAAAGATTCAAATTTTCAACCTACTTCTATAAGTTTTTCAAGTGCGGCTGAAAATGCTTTTTTTTATGATAATCCTTCAGCAGTTTTTAATACTGCTACTTATGGTTCAGGTTCAACACAAAGTCAGTTTGAATCTCAACTTGTAGGTTCAGGGTTTACAGCTGCTCTTAAAGTAATAAGTGAGGATACTAATCCTCCATTTTCATTAGACTCAGCGACTATAGAATACGCAATTAACGAAAGAAGATAACATGGGAAATTCATATACATTTGGCTCAGGGGGCAACATTCAATCAGGTAGTATTATCCGAGCGCAAGATTTTACTACAGAATTTACAAATTTAAACTCAGCTTTTGACGGTACAGGTGGACATATACATGATGGTACTGCAGGAGAAGGTGGAAGAATATTAGAAATAGGTCCTGCAGGACAAGTTGTAGTAGATGCAAATACAATAAAACAATCATCTAGTAAGGCTTTAGAAATAGGTGCTACTAATAACTTATTTAAAAATGTATTTATTGCTGATGATAATTACGTTAAGTTTGGTGATTCTCAAGATGCTACAATAGGTTATGATGAAACCTCAACAGATAGACTGTTGTTTACTGGTGCTAATATACGTATAGGCAATACTAATAAAATAATTGAATTTGGCGATGCTGCTTCATTTATTCAACAAGCAAGTGATGGTGTACTTAGAATAGACGGTGAAGCAACTATTAATCTTAATGCATCAACAGCAGTAGCTGTAAGTGTTGATTTAACAGTAGGTAATGATTTAAAATTAAATACTGATAGCTCTATTTTAGGTTTTGGTCAGGACAACGATACTACTCTTACGCATACTGATGGTACAGGTCTTACTCTTAATTCTACAAATAAATTATGTTTTAATGATGCAACTCAGTTTATTCAAGGTTCTAGTGCAACAGTATTAAGTTTAGGTGCTACGGATGAAATAGATTTAACTGCTACAACTATAGATGTTAATGCTACTACTCTTGATATATCAGGAGATATATCTATTGGAGGAAATATTGTAACTGTAAGTAATACTAACATTGATTTGTTACCACATGGTAGTGGTAAAATTATTATGGATGGTAATGGCTCAACAGGGGGTATATCTGTTTCAGATGGTTTAATTGATATACGTACAGGTACAGGCGCAGTTGCTAAAGTAAAATTCTATTGTGAAGATGCTAATCAGCATGCACAAACATTACAAGCACAACCTCACTCAGCAAGTAGTAGTGCTGTTGTAGTTCTACCTATAGCATCAGGAACTTTATTAGGTTCAGGTGATGCTGTATCCATTAAAAATTCTTATTTATTAGACACAGATATAAAAATTGGCGAAGATGATGAAACTAAAATAGATTTTGAAACAGCAGATGAAATACATTTTTATGCAGCTAATGTAGAACAAGTTTATTTAGCCGACAATATTTTTGGACCTCAATCAGATAGTGATGTAGATTTAGGTACTACAGGCGTTAGATGGAAAGATGCTTACGTAGATAGTGTAACAGTAACTGACAATGTAACTATAGGAGGTACTTTAACAGTTAATGGAACTACGACTACAGTTAACAGCACTGTAACAACAATAGCAGACCCTATTATAACTTTAGGTGCAAACGCATCTGATGACAATAAAGACAGAGGTATAGAATTTAAATATAATGATGGTTCTGCGAGAGTAGGATTTTTTGGTTACGACGATAGTGTTTCAAAATTTACTATGTTAACTGCTGCAACAAATAGTTCAGAAGTATTTAGTGGTACAACAGGTACATTGGTTGCAAATGTAGAAGGTAACGTAACAGGAGATGTAACAGGTATACATATAGGAACAATAAAAGCAGGAGCAAGTACTCAAGCGTTTACTTTTCCAGATGCAGATGGAAGTGCAGGACAGTTTTTAAAGACTGATGCAGCAGGTAATTTATCTTTTAGTACAGTTAGTACAGATACTGTAACAGATAATTTAGCTTTTACATCTGACGATGCTAAACTTACTTTTGGTGTTAACAATGAAATAGAGTTAATACATGACCATAATGTAGGATTAAAACTTAAACACACAGCAACAACAGACAATAATCCTGTATCATTAACATTACAAACAGGCGAGACAGTTATTGCCACAGATGATATACTAGGGCAAGTACAGTTTCAAGCACCTGCAGAAAGTGACGGTGGTGATGCACAAGAAGTTGCTGCAAGTGTAGTCGCTATAGCAGAAAATGCATTTACTTCTACTGCAAATCCAACAACATTACAATTTAAAACTGGTTCAAGTGAAGCTGCTACGACTAAAATGCATATAACTAGCACAGGTATAGTGTCTATACCTAGTGCTGGAAGCACTTCATCAAATTGTCTTTCTATTGGTCCTGCAGGTGACATAAAAATATTTCACGATGGAACTGATGGTGTTTTAAAAGAAATAACAGGCAACTTTGATATTGAAACCACAACTGATAACCCTGTAGTAATAAAACATCAAAGTTCAGAAAAATTAAGAACCACTACAACTGGCATAAGCATAACAGGAAATTGTTCTGTATCTCAAACTTTATCTGCTAACGAAGTCACAGCCACATCAGATGAAAGATTAAAGTCAGATATAAAAACAATAGATAACGCTTTAGACAAAGTAATGAATATGCGTGGTGTGTCTTATATAAAACAAGCTGAAAAAGGTATTGGTGTAATTGCTCAAGAGGTAGAAAAGATTTTACCTGAGGTAGTAACAGATGGTGAATATAAATCCGTAGCATATGGCAATATGGTTGGTATTCTTATAGAAGCAATAAAAGAACAACAAAAACAAATTGATGAATTAAAGAAAGATAAGTAAATATGGCTTTACCGTCTAGTGGACAAATATTTTTAAATACAGATAGTGGGTCTAACGATAGTGTAAAAACTTTTTTTAGTGGCACATCAAATGACCTTACAGCCTATGTAAAGGGTGGGAGTTTTGTTCCTAGTCCTGCTAGTTATGCAGTAAGTAATTTTACTGTAGTAAATTCTAGCACTAATGATGGTTTACCTGTTACATTATATGATAATGGTGGTGTTGTTCCATCGCTAGATACTGAAGCAAATCAAAATATTCCGTCAGGAACTATTTCACCTAGTAATACTATTAGCTTAACTGATTTTTATAGTGGCTATAAAATAGTTAACCCAACTGTAACTAAAGCTAGTGACGGAAGTTCAGGTGTTGATTTAATTTCATATGCAGCTCAAGTAGGTCGTTGGTCTGCAAACTCAATGCGACCAGATGCGGCTAATGGTGGCTATGCTTCTAATTATCAAGATGCAAATAGTGTTGTAACATATAGATATAACTATGGTCAGTTAGCAACAATAATAGGTACTGCTTATGGAGGTGGTACATATACTGGACACACTGAAATACAGTTTAAAGTTTCCCATGCAGGTATATATACCCTTCATGGTATTCATGCAGGAGGAGAAACAAATGGTGGGTATATTAGCTTAACTGGTTCAGGAGTCAGTTTAAAAGTAGGCAATAGAAGTGTTCGTGATTCAGGTTCTTATGACGATGGAGATAGTGTATCAGGAAACATAGGAATAGCATTAAATAGTCATCTTTTTCTTGAAGCAACATTACCTGCGGCTACAACATTAACTTTAAGGGCGCAAACAACATCAGGAAGTGGTGGAGATTATATGATAGCTCAATTAAGAACAAATTGTAATTATAGAAGGGCTGATTCTGGGGGAACAAGTTCTTCTGCTTCTACAAACAACAATATGTTAACGCAAGGATAAACTATGGAAATAAACCCTATATTATTTTGGAATGGAATACTTACAGTTGTAATAGCTCCTGCTATATGGGTCTTTCGTGGTATGTTTATGGAAATAAAAAGACTTGACATATTGCTAAATAAAACAAGAGAAGAGTATGCGAAGCGTGATGACGTTAAAGAAGATATGCATACTGTAATGGATGCTCTTCAAAGATTAGAAGACAAGTTAGATAAAATATTAATAGGTAAATAGTATGGCACAATTTAAAGCATTTAAACCTGCAGCAATGGAACGTATAGCTCGCAGTATGGGTTATCAAGGAGACATGAATTTATTTTCACAGTTTTTAGATAGAAACCCTGAACAAAAACATAAAATGGATAGATATAAAGATAAAGCTATACAAATGGCAAAGGGTGGTTACACTCTTAAATTACAAGAAGGTGGGGACACAACAGAAGGAGATACCACTGCTCCTCAAAATCTACCACAGGCAATGGTTAAACAAGCAGTACAACCTGAAGTACCTACAGGAGGAGCTGTAACTGTATCAGCTATACCTGAAGCTGATTCTCAATTTATAGGTGAAGGTACAGGTCAGGTAGGAGATACTACACCTGTTGATGCCACTCAAGCAAACACTCAAACAGTAGACCCTGTAGCTACAAAAGCAGCTAATAAAATGGAAGCTACTGAAACAGGTCCTGCAGTAGATAGTGCTTTAAATTCTGTACAAGCTGCACAAACAAACCCTGACGACCCTAGAGCTAAAGTAGTTGCTGCAGAACAAACTAAAACAGCTGTAGGCGATATAAAAGGTGCTAAAGGTGAAGCTATCCTAATGGATAGTCCTAACCAAAGAGAAATACAAGATGGTGAATTAATTGATGGTGTAGCTAATTCACAAAAAGCAGCTGAGTTTACAGAGCAAATACAGGCAGCTCAAGCTACTCCTTCAGCAAAAGCTACTGTAGCAGGACAATTAGATTCATTAATGCAACAATTTGAAGGTGGTAGAACTCCACCTTGGGCATCAGGTGCTATGCGAGCTGTTGCTGAAAGAATGGCAGCTAGAGGTCTTTCTTCTAGTTCTATAGAAGCACAGGCTATGATTCAAGCTACAATGGAATCAGCCTTACCTATTGCATCAGCAGACGCTAGTACACAAGCAAGATTTGAAGAGTTAAATTTATCTAATAGACAACAAAGAGCTATGCAAGCAGCTGAACAACGTGCTGCTTTTATGGGTCAAGAGTTTGACCAAGCCTTTCAAGCTAGAGTACAGAATGCAAGTAAAATAGCAGATGTAGCTAATATGAACTTTACTGCAGAGCAACAAGTAGCTCTTGAAAATAGTCGTATAGCTAATACTATGAATTTACAAAATTTATCCAATACTCAGGCTTTAATTATGGCTGAGGCATCTTCTGTAGCTAATCTAGAACTAACAAGTTTAAATAATAGACAACAAGCTGCAGTACAAAATTCTAAAAATTTCTTAGAAATGGATTTAGCTAATTTAAGTAATAAACAACAAACAGCAGTATTTAAGGCTCAACAAGTTGTTCAAAGTATTTTTAATGACCAAGCAGCTGAAAATGCAGCTAGACAATTTAATGCTACGTCTCAAAATCAAACAGACCAATTTTTTGCAAACTTATCTCAGCGAACAAAAGAGTTTAATGCATCTCAAACAAATGCACAGGCTCAGTTTAACGCAGGCGAAACAAACGCAATGGCTAAATTTAATGCAGAAATAGATAATCAACGTGACCAGTATAATGCTACTAATCAACTACAAATTGCTCAGTCTAACGCTGTATGGAGAAGAGAAATAGCTACTGCTGATACAGCCGCTGTAAATAGAGCAAATGAGTTAAATGCTAAAGCTATACTAGATATATCTTCAACAGCATATTCTAATCTTTGGGGTTATTATCAAGACACTATGGAGTTTGCGTGGAAAGCATCAGATAATGAATTAGATAGAATGAATCAATTAGCTATAGCACAGTTAGACGCAGACGCACAAGTAAGAGCAGAAAATATAAGAAGTAGAACTTCTGCAGGAACAGCACTAGGTTCTTTAATAGGTACTTTAGGCACTACTTGGATGACAATGTAATAAGGGAGTAAATATGGCTTTAACAAATCCTGCCAAATCACTGTATTATAATGCAGAACAATATTATAAACTAAAAAAAGAACAAACTAATAATACACCTAAAACAGGTTTATTAGGACAAAAAAATAATAGTAACTTTATGAGTACTAAAATTTCTTCTAATAATGGAGAAGAGTCTCCTGCACAAAGAGCAGCTAATTATTTTATTACACTTAGAAATAAAAGAATGGAATTAAACAATGGCAACACTAGAACAACCTGAATTTAACGCACCTATTCCAGGCATGGGAATGACTGCAGAACTAGGTGGAAGACCTTGGCAAGTACCCCCACAATATAATACTATTGAAGAAGCACTAGATTATTATATTCCTCGTATAACATCTAAGGAATTTAGAAGAAAATTATTTGATACACTTGAACTTGGAGTTCCTGTAACTACAATAGCAAACACACTTCAGCTATCAGGTGTTATAGAAAGTAAACATACGGTAGATGTAGGTATGCTATTAATTCCTGTACTAATGGAATTTATAATGCTTATGGCAGATGAAGTAAATATTAAATACACTTCAGGTTTAGAAGAGCCTAAAAAACTTAGAGATTCTGCTATAGAATTAGCTTCTTCAAAATTTGAAGACGCAATGATGAATGTAAAACAAGATGTCGAAGAAAAACCTGACGAAGAAGAAAGTAAAGAGTCTAAGGGTTTAATGGCAAAGAGAGGTAAGTAATGTCGTTTTTTAGTGGTTTAGCTACAGGTGTAATGACTAGTATAGATAGAACTCTACAGAGAGAACTGCAAGAGACTCGTGATTACAATAAAGAAATAAATAAAATTAGATTTAAAGAACAGATGGAAGAAAAAGACGAGTGGGATGATGATGTAGAAGAAGCAAAAAAAGCATTAGAAAATGGTGCTTCTGTATTTACTATGCCTGATGGAAGTAGAGACCCTAGAGGAGTTTACTATGCTGCAGCTGCTTTAAAAAGAAGTGGTTCTTTAACTGACTATAATGCGTTTATAGCTAACTTAAAAACAGCTAAAAGCTCAGGAGACATTAATCCTATTGAATATTTTTCTCAACTTCCTGAAGATTATACAATAGGTTCAGCAACAGATTATGCTCAGGCATTTGTAGGTCCTATGGCAGATTATTCTGAAATAGAACCGTATTCTATTAAAACTCCTGCTCTTAAATTTTTAAGTAATATAATGGGTAAACCTTTAAATAGTAGAAAACAAATGAATAAAATATTAGAACAAAAGTTAAAAGCTGCAGGAATAGATAATATGGCTATTAATTCTAGTATAAGTTTACCAACTCTTAATTTTTTAGATTATAAGTTTACTTTAGAGCAGTTAGACCCTTCATCTAGAATAACAAAAATTAAATCTGAGTTAATGAAACCTGAGATAAATAAAAGTTATAACGCAGATAAAAAAGAATATTATTTAAATATGAGAAAAAAGACTTTAGATATTATAAAAGCAGAAGGAAATCTTACAGAACAAATAGAAGCAAATCAACTTGTAATAGATTCATTAGATAACGATAATCCTGAAGATGCAGCTATAATACTAGAACTACAACAAGAAAATGTTCAATTAAATGATACTAAAAAAAGAAGAGAATTAGTTTTAGATGGTAATCCATTAAAAATTATTGACCATGATATAGATATACTAGCAAGAGAAATACAACAGGCTAAAAACTCAAGTAAATCGGATAAAAATTCTACATTAGCTTCTTTAAGAGAAGAATTAAATGAAAAATTAGAAGAAAAGTACTCAATAGGAATAGAAAGTGACACAATTACTAATAGCGAGAAACTACAACTTATGAAAGATAGGTTTGCTAGACTAGTAAACAATCCAGACTATGTAAATAGCGAAGACGCTAAAGTTGATGAACTTGCTATTTTTAATTTAGATAGAGATATTAGACTATTAAATATTGGACCTTTTGATTCTATTAAATTTAATACTTGGCAAAAAGCAGTAGATACTGAGATATATAATAAGCTAAGACAAGATTTAAATCTTAGAAAGTTTTTAGAGTTTAGCCAAGATGGCAGTGCAACAGTAACAATTAATATGGCAGCTGTAGAAAAAGCAAAAAGTACTGGAGCAGATGCCGACGCTATAATTTCAGATATACAAGCTGCGAAAATTCGTATAGGAAAAACTTATCTTGACCAAAGGTTAGAAATATTTGAAGAGGTATTTGAACCTGAACTTTTTAAAGTTGCTGAGTTATATTATGCAGACCCTAAAAATAACCTTGGTAAAATAGATGACTCTTTTAGAACGTCTTACAAAATAAGAGGTTCAGTAATAGATGATTTAAGAAAGGGAAAATTAAAAGAGCCTATGTTAAGTACTAGTAGTGAAGATAGCGATGATAATGCAGCAAGTAGCACTAGTAATAAAACAAGTACTAATAATCAAACAGAAGAAATATTAGAGTCTTCAGATATTGAATCACCAGTTAAAAAACCTAGTATAGCTGAAAGAAGTAAAACTGATTTTTCATTAACTGATACAGGAATTGATAACTTTGTAAAAAAATCTTTAGAAGTAGATAAAAATGCTACTGCATCAGAAATAGTTGAAGCATTAGAAAAATTACACGAAGATAAAAACTTAAAAATTTCTGATAAGCAGTTAAGTTTAATTAAAAGTAAAATAGTAGATTATTCTAAACCAACTAGTGCAAGCGTTACTGCAAAGGAAAAAAGTGTTGATGAAGAAGGCTCTGAATCATCTAATGTTCTTAAAGATATGATTAACAATATTCCAAAGATTCCTGGAAAAATTGTAGGTGCTTATCAACGTAGTAGAGTTATAAATACTGCAAAACAAGAATATAATAAATTAAGAGATAGACAAGATATTAGTGCAACAAGAAAACAGTCTGATATTTTAGAAGATTTAAAAATTTTTCTAAGAGATAATAATTATAGCTCAGACGAAATAAGGTATGAAATAGAAAATATCGTTAGACCTGTAAAAAAATTAATGAAAAATAGTTCAGGTGGATTAATGAGTAGGAGTTAATATGAGTGATTTATTAAACTCTGTATTAAAAAACACTTATGGTACTTCTGCTTTAGATACACAAACTAATATTTTTGATAGTGAAAAAGAAAAAAAAGAAGAACAAAATAATTTAGAGCTAGAAAATACAGATAATATTTTAAATGGTAACATTATTACTTACGGACAAATGAAAAGAAATAAGTCTGTAATAGAAGCAGCTAAAAGATTTGCTAGAGATAGAAATAATATTAAACAAGAGTTAAGTGATGAAGAAGCTGTAAAAAACTTTATATCACATTTTAGGTCATTTAATGTAAATGAACTTACTGCAGGAGGTGACTGGAATTACATATCAGGTGTATCTGCTGATTCAAAAAGAGATGATACTATAAATACTACTGAAAGAGATTTATCTGACATAGCTCAAAAAAAATTAGACGACTATACTTTTTTATATAAAAAATTTCATCAACTTCCAGACTTTTATGAAGAAGGTGGAGCAGGCGGTGCTTTTAAAGATTATGCTTATGGTATAGCATCTGCTCCTTCTACTCTCGTAGGTCTTATTCCCATGTTTGGGCAAGTAGCTAAAGGTGGTGCGTTAGCTGCCACTACAGCTGCTAAAATAGCTGTATCAAAAGCTGTAAAACAAGCTGCTCAAAAATCCATATTAAAAACACCATTAACAAGTTTAGCTGCAACTGTTGGCAGACACCCTATAAAAGCAAGTATGTTATTAGAAGGTGCAGCAGGTGGACTACAAGATGTATCTAGACAAAATGTAGAAATGGAAATAGGTTTAAAAGACGAATATAAAGCAGGAGAAACTGCTATAGGTGTAGGTGCAGGAATGGCTGCCCCTGCGTTTTTAGGTGTTGTTGGCGCTAAAAAAGTTGCAAGTGCAGGAATAAGTAAATTAGGTAAAGGAAGTAAATTAACTGAAAGTGTATTAAAAGATATAGACAAATCAATATTAAAGAAAACTATAAAAGCAAATAAAGAAGCTAATAAAACATTAAAACAAAAAGCTGAATTAAAAAATAAATTATCCGAAGTATTGCCTGCATTAAATCCTGATGAAGTTGCTAAAGGAACTCAATTAGGTAGAGAAATAATCGGAGAAAAATTAGTACCTGATGCAATTTTGTCAATAGACCCTGCTAGAACTAAAAGAATATTAGCTGCTGTATCTGAAATGATTTCTACAAATGGTAATATAGAAAGGTCTTTTTTAAAAAATGCTAAAGATGCAGATGGTAACTGGAAAATAAGACCTACTCAAGCTGTAGCTGATTTATTAAAACAAAAGAGAGTAGGTGGTAAAACAAGAGAAGAATTTTTATCTGAGATATTTGAAAAGTATAATATAAATGGCGATGATATGGCTAATTTATTTTTAGCTACATTTTCTAATGCAGGTAGAACTCTTGTTCAAGCAAAACAATTTAAAAAATTATTTAGTGATATAAGCGATGACACTTATGATTTACTAGGTATGGATTTAGAAATAAAAGAAGTATTTAAAAAAGCAAAAGATTTAGGAAATAGTAGAAATGCTAGACAGGCATTAGAAGTTATAGACGACACACAAAAATTTAGATTTTTTAGACCTTTAGATGATATAAGATTAGCAGCTATGACTTCTCAATTAGGAACTACAGTTAGAAATACTGCATCAGGTTATACAAGAATTGGATTAGATACGGCTGTTAATTTAGTAGATAGAGGTATTACAACAGTAGTAAGAGGGCTAACTCTTGGTCAAAAAGGTAAAGGTACGGTAAGTCTTTTTGATGATACTCCTAATGATGATATATTTTCTTTAGTATTTGGTTTAACAAATAAAACTGAAACTGAAGCAATAGATAGTTTATTTAGATTAAATTTTCATAAACAAGCCCAGACTCTATATAGAGAATTACAAGATATAGATAATGCTATTGGTGGAGTAGGTAAAGGAAATAAAAGATTAACTAAAGCTAGAGCTATAGGTAAACAATTAAACGCTTTAAATACACTGTCGGATAATTATTTTAAGCGTGTAGCATTTGTAAGTTCTTTAAAGAAACGACTTAATCAAAGCTATATAAGAACCATGCAAGAACTACGAGAAGGGTTTACAGGCAAAATAAATAAAACTAAACTAAAAAAAGCTGTTGAGGAAGCAGGTTTTAATACTAATTTAAAAAAAGCAATATTAGATGGTAAAAGTATAGATGATATAACACCTATTGTAAAAAAAGAATACGATATACATGACATGTTAAAAGGTAATAGATTTGCTTCTTACATAAATGGTAAACAAGGTTCTAAAATGTTGAATGATACTATTAAAGATACTTTGTATTTTACATACCAAAAAACACCTGATAATCCTGTAGGAAAAGCAATAATAAACTTTGCACATAAAACTCCTTTTCTTACTTCTTCACTTGTACCTTTTCCTAGATTTATAATGAATGCTATGAGATTTACATACGAGTATTCACCTGCATATTTAATCTCTCCATTTAATAACGCATTTAGAAAAAGTCTTGCAAAAGATTCTGAAAATTATGCTGAAGTAGCAAAAGGTTTAGTTGGAAGTGGTGCTTTACTTGGAGCTGCAGCTTATAGGTATCACTCATTAAATGGTAACGAAATGGGTGGAGAAAATTGGTGGGAAGGTAGATTGCCTAACGGTAACACTTTTGACCTAAGACCGTTTTTTCCTGCTGCTCCTTATTTATTTGTTGGTGACTTAATAGCTAGAGCTTATATGGGTGAAAAATTAGCAAACAGTAGGTCTCTTACTAAAGAATCTTTTCAAGCATTATCAGGTACTCAGTTTAGAGCAGGATTAGGTTTATGGATAATAGATGAGGGAATAGAAGATATATTTGCTTCAGAAAAAGGGTATGACCAACACGAAGCTGCAGGTAAATTTGCAGCTCAATATGCAGGTAATATTTTAAATACATTTACAATACCAATAACTCCTATATCAGATATATATACTACTTGGATTGGTAGTGATGATTCAAGAATAGCTAGAGAAACTAAATCATCAGATATGTTTTCATTATTTATAAACAAATCTATATCAAGGCTTCCTGCAAATCATAGAATAGAAGAAATACTTTCTAAGTCTTTAGGAACTAGAGCAGCTAATATGTATGAAACTCCTTTAAAAGGTGAACCTATAAGAAGAATAACACCTATAACTAGACAGACATACGGTATATTACAATCACCTCCTAAAAATTACTTAGAAAAAGAAATAGCTAGAATGAAACTAGATAAACGATTACTAAATAGAAACTCAGGAGTTCCTGAAGCTGATGCATTAATAAATGATTTAATCGGAGAATGGTCTAGTACGTATTTATCTCCTTTATTAGAAAAAAGTGAAGTTTACCAAAGTTTAAATAGTGATAATTTAAAAAAAGAGTTTATATTAAAACAAAAAGATGCTTGGAAAGGTAAAATAGTAGAATTAGTAGAGGCTATGCAAGAAAGTGAAGCAAGATATAGTAGCCAAACTGGTTTAACATTAGATGATGAATACGGTTTTAATCCGCTAAAAAAGAAAAAAGTAGAAACTAAATTTACAGGTGGAGATAAAGTATACTTAAATCAGGCAATAGAATTATATAATAAAAAACACGGTATGCCACAGGATAAATTATCTTATGATTATGATTTAGTTCTTTTATACGCTAATCGTTTTAAAGAAATAGGAGATGCAAAACTATCTCCATTAAATACAATGGATTTACAATAGACTAACGATTATCTCCTGAACCACCCAATACCCCACGTGTTTTTCTAGAGTGTAGTTTTTCAATATTGTTTTCCATAATCTTACCAAGATTTAAATTAAGTTCTTCAGCTAGTAAAGCACAGTACCATAGTACATCGCCTATCTCAGCGCCTAAATCTGTAGGATTTAACTTACCTTTATCTCGTATAATTTTTTTAATCTTTCCTGCCACTTCCCCAGACTCAGAAGATAACCCTAGGGCTAAATACTCTAGGGCTTTTTCTTTTGGAAATATAGCAGTTACCTTAGCTTTATCTTGATATTCTGTAGCAGTTATATTACTCATATTTTTCCTTTTAAGAAACTCTTTTGCTTCTTCTTCTAGCTTCATACTTTTTAATTCTTTCTAAATTATTAAAGAAAGCAAAGTTATAACCTCTTTGCCATTCTCTATGCTGCATGGTATTCCTATTATACATAGGTCCTTTATTTTTAAAGAAGGCATGTTGCCCCTTTTTAAATTGAATACTTAAAGGGGCATCATACTTAGCAAGATTATTTCTTCTTTTCATCTTCCTTTTTCTCTTCTTTTTGTACAAAGAATTTTTCTAGTACTTCTATCTTATCATGGTAATCAGCAATCTTACCTAGTTCTACTTCTATAACTGATTGTATGTCTTGATGAGAATCTTCACCAATACCTACTGGTCTTGTTAATAAAACTTCAACATTTGCAATGTGCCTATTAATTAAACCGACATAATAAGTTTTTGCAGCATTAATCATTAATTCACGCATTAGCTTTCTCCTTTTCTTTAAATGCTTTTATAACGTCTGATGAAAATAGTTTTTGTATATTTAACAAATACATTTTCGATGCCATGTTATCCCCTCCTGATACACTTCGTTTATAATCTAACTTGTCAATGATACGTTTTAAACTTTTCGTTTCAAAGACAAGAGTAGCAAATGTGTCTTCACCGACACATAAATTATGAAACCAATAATCCGCTTCCGTACTACAGATACCACTAGGTTTTCCATAACACTCGTATTCAATCGCGATATTGCCTGTTTTTTGCCATATGTCTCTTTCACTTTTTACCTCTATCTTTTTATTTTCTAGCATCTCTGCTATCTTTTTTTCTCTAACTTTGCCATATTGCAGGTCTAAGTCAAATTTCTTTTGATTTTTCTTGTTAGGTTCTAAATGCTGCATAAAATGCTCCAAAATAGTTAATGTTTAAAAAAAAGTCTTGATATAAAGACCCTCAGAGGGGTAGAATGCACCCTCCGAAGGGTAATATACCTGAATTATGTGTTGCCTATGTCTACGACCTCGCAAACTCCAGCAGTGCAAGCTAACTCTTTTGACCCTGCTGTTGTATCATCTTTTTCGTATTTTGTCAAGTTATTCCAATTAATTTGCTTAGGCATCTTTTTTAGTAGCTTTTTATACTCCTCTTTGTTAATTTCTTGGTAAGGTGCTTGTGCATAAGTATGGTCACTATGTGGTAAGAAACTAATACCTGATATTTTATCAAAGTTTCTATATACCCATGAACCTACTTCCATCCATTCTTCTTCTCTAACAGAAATTGTTACAGATGGTTTGTGTTCACACCAATATTCTTGATAAGTTTGCCACATACGTAACTGGTCAATAGCAGATAAACTATTTCTAGTTACAGCTCCTTCAGGTGACTTCATAGGAAAACTAAATACTGTAACACTGTCAGGCTTCATAACATCAGGCTCATTAGGAATACCACTGCCAATCATAAACTGTGTTAATGGGTCTTTGTTATCTCCACGAACAGTACGAATATAATAGTCACTATGTCTACTATGTATTCCACTTGCACTATCTACAAGTTGTGAAACTGTACCACTAGGTTTGACACAAGTAATTGCAGTCGATTGTGGTATGTTAAGTATATCTGAATACTTTTTATTTACTTCGATAGCTTTTTCTTTCAGTCTAGTTAATATTTGACCAACTCTTAAACCATCAAATACTCTTTGACCATCTTCAAAAAAGATTGTATTATGGTCATTAAATAATTTATTATCCATAATACCAGTAAGAGATACACCAAGCAATCTTTCTTCTTCAGTATTATCTTTCCATATTTTACGTAAGTATCTAAAGTCGGTAAGAGTTGCTTGAAATGTACCTAGTATTGTAGCCATTTCTACTTTTTCCATTAATATTTCTTCTGTATCATCAGCTCTAATAACTACTTCAGATAAATTACAGAATTGATATGGTCTAAGTATAATCTCACTACAAGGATTACATCCAAATTCATAGTTAGTTTTACGTCTACTATTTCTCATAGCCTGTTCTTTTGCAGACTTACGATTAAAGATACCACGCTCTCCTGACTTACTTTCTACAAGAGATAACCACTCTCGCATAAAAGTTTCCATTTGTATTTTAGATTTATAGGCAACGCTGTTATTAGCTAGCGCACGTTGCCCTTCAGTTTCCCACCACTGTCCAGACTTAGCATGACGCATTTGGTCATCACCAAGATTGGAAAGACTGATAAGTGCGCTACGTCGTACCCCACCAACGACAACTACCTCACCAATCTTACACATTATATCGTGACATTCAATAGGATACAGTCTTCTACCTGCTGCATTTTTGAATATCTCAATACAAAATTCAAATAAATCTACTAATGGTGCAGGACCTGATGCTCTGCCACCAAATGTTTTTAACCTTGCTCCTGCAGGTCGTACATCAGATACGTCCCACTGTGGGATTTGTCCCACGTATAGCATAGCTATTAACTCACGTAATGCTCTAGCCCAACCTGCACGAGAATCAGATACTTTAATGGACGTAGTACTATTTTCAAAATGCTCGTTTACTGTGGGTAACTTATCTATGTTCTCTCTTTCAACTGAGAATCCTACACCTGTACCACACATAAGAATATACATGGTTTCATCAAATGCCCTTGGGCTATCTACAGGCAAGTACGAACAATTATATCCTGCTACATTACATCTATCTAATGCTTTACCTGCAGTCATTAAAGCTCTCATAGATGGCATTACATCTAAGTTTACAATAGCATTATATAGCCTGTCTCTTAATTCATAAAAAATAACTTCATCAAAATTATATTTTTGAGTTAAGTGGTCTTGCATATAATCTAAATATCTATTGACAGTTTCTGACCAATTTTCTCTTCTGTTTTCTTCAGGTATCCATCTTGCATAACGAGATAGGGCTATAAAGTTTTGATAGTCCGTAGGTAGAACTACATTATTTTTAATCATATATTTTCTCCATAGTAGTTTTAATACTTTTAATATCCATACCATCATAGTCGTGAAACATTTCTTTTATCACGTCTTTTACTTCTTCATTAACTCTTTCATCAGCAGGCATGGGGTACTCTGATTCATCTATTATAACAGTCATTGTAACTTTAACTTTCGTTACCATGTTTTATCCTGACTAATTTATTTAAATACCACTGGGCTTTTTTTAAATCCTCTATGCCATTTTTATATCTATATCTCCAAAGGTATTTAATTATATTGCCCTGTAAATAATACTCAAAGCCTTCATCTGTAGCAGCTTCTATGGCATCAATACACTCTATACCTTTTTGGTTGTAATGTGGTGGATGATTAACCATATCAGCTGTATCCTTTTGAAAATCAATTAAATCTTTAATATTAGCCATTAAGCACTCCCATTAGTTTTAGATTTAAAATTTAAGTTTATCACATTACCCTGCTTACTTACAATCTTTTTAGTAGACTTATTACTTTTTTGTTCTACTTTCATATACTTTTCTAATTCTACAATTATATCAGGGTTGTCATCCATGTAAGGAACTACAGAGGATATTAGTTGGCATAAATGAAATATTTGATTATACCCATCATCATCTATAGGATTTACATTTGATGTAACAATATTAACTTGTAATGTACCTAACCAATTTTTATTTTTATCTAAGTCAGGTACAAGCTGTATATAAAAATCTTCGTTGTTTATCCGCATGCTATCTCCTTATTTTTTTATTTTTATATTTTATAAATTTAGGATACTTATTACTACCCTTTTCTTTTAACCAGTCTTCAGGTATTATTCTGTCAAAGTACCTAAAACCATGTTTAATACACCACTCTGCATATGAAGACTTAGCTCCTTTACGTAACTTATTTCTACTATTTGTAAAGATAAATCTTATGTCTAATTCAGGATGTTGCTTTTTGATAGCGAGATGTTTTCTCCTATCTAATGCGATAAACCTTCCTTTTGTTTCTATTATTATTCCATTATCCAATATAAAATCAGGGGTATAGGTGCGATATGCGAGGTCTTCCCACTCAATCTTAATTTTTTCATATAGGAAATTGACGTTTTGTTTTATAAGATAAGTAGCAACTTTATCCTCTAAACCACTCCTATACCCATGTTTACGTGCTATTTGGGTAGCACTATACGCTGACATTTATAACCAATAACGATAGGTTGCAGTGTCATAACCAAGAGCTTTCATCTCGTCACGTACTAGTTTTTCAGCTTCTTTTTTTTGTTCTAGTGCATGACGTAAGCCTTCGGTTCTACGTTCGCGATATTCTTTTTTAAGTTCAAAGAGTTCTTTTTCTTTTTCCTTAATCATTTCTGCCATATCATCTGCTTTAAAATCTGACATTATTTATCTCCCCATATTTTCTTTGCTTCTTTCTTTAAGTAATCACTCCAAGTCCATGAATCATAGTTTGGATAGATTAAAGAAGCTAGCTCATGTTTGTCATTACTAATAGACAAAAACTTCTGTATACTAAAAGCTACCTTTTTAAGTTGATTTTTATATACAGATAAATTTTTAAGCGTAAACTTTTTATAATCTTTTGGTGTAGCAAAAAATAAATCTACACTATTATTTGGGTATGCCATAGAATACAATGCCATCTGTCTTCTTTGTGCTTCAGTAGGTTGACTTGGCATTCTCGTAGATGTTTTTAAATCAACAATCTTGTCTTTAAATCTAAAGTCAATGTACCCAATTACAGGAACAGGCATATCATCAAACTGTACTTCAACTTTTTCTTGATATTCTTCTAAATTTTCATACTTAAAATTTTTATCAAGAATGTCACCAAACTTTCTAAGTAAACCTTTTTCTTTAGCTACTTTAGGATTGTTTAAATTAATATTAGATTCTGCACACATATCCATAAATTGTATTTCTAATAAATTAAAATCAAACTTTCCTGTAGTGTACTTATTAGCTAGCACAGCTTCTTGTACAGTACCTCTGATAGCACCTGCTCCACTACCTGATTTAATACCAAATAGATACCTAGCTACCCACATAGGCATATCGCTTATGTAGGTATTCATGCTGCTAGGTGATAGGTAGTTAATGTTATGCACCTCAAAAGGATTATTTTTTAACATTAGTTTACGCTACCTCAGTGTCGTCAATGTCTACGAAAGACTCTACAGTTTTCATGTCGTTTTTTGATGGCTCTGCATCTGCAGACTTTTCAGACCATTGTGTGTTGACATAATCATTATAGTTTTTAATATATTCCATAAAGTCTTTAAACACTTCTTGGTCAGAGTCTACAATATCAATAGAGTTTTTCATATCGACAGTGGCGACTGGTGTATAGTAACTAGTGCCATTAGGCAATTCATTCTTTTCAGTTACTAAACTTATATTGTGTTGAATAGGCAATCTCTTTTTCTTTTCAACTTCAGATAATACCTCTCCTAAATGAGCGACAGCATTTCTATTATCTATCTCCCATATCACATGTGTAGTATCTAATTTAGTAGGTTTACCGTCTGAATCAACAGGGTCTACTAGAGTTGCATATCCAAACAAGACTCTTACTTTTCTTATTTGTCTAAGTAAGTCTTGCATGTTTTGAGGAAGTGCTTTAAAGTCTTTTACATAACCTGAAGGTTTGCCACAATTAAAACCACCCATATTATCCTTTAAATCAAAAGATAAACTATCTGCCATTAATGTTCTATGGAAAGAACCTTTTGGCTCATTAGGTTTAGGGTTTTTATTGGCAACAAATCTTCGCCACATAAATCTTTGTGCAAAGACTCTAAAGGTTGCCGACTTAGAAAATATAAAAGTCGAATCACCGCCCTCTTCTTTTGAAGGTATTTCCAGTCTGTATGAACCACCTTCAACAACTTCTACATTAGCAGTTTTACCATTAACTTTGGCTTGTCCCATAATAGGTTGATGCCATATCCTAAATCTAGGAAGTATAACTGCTTTCGCAGAAGATTTTTTGTTTTCGCTAGCAAAGCCCATAGCTTTTGCCATTACTGCGTAATTATCAGTATTAATATTCATTATATCATTCATATATAATATCTCCTTTAATAAGTTTTTATGTTATATCACAAAACATCCACTGTGTCAAGCCAATTTTTACCTATTTTTGCTTCTAGTGCTAAAGGCACATTAAATACTATGTTCCACTTATTTTGTATTAAGTCAGTAAGTATTTTATTTGTTGAGTCAATTATATAGATAACTTGGTTTTCCTCTTGTGGATGTACATCAATAACTATACTGTCGTGTACAGTATTGACAATGCAAGATTTCATATCTGTAAGTCTTTTCTCTATATAAAGTAAAGCGACTGGTACAATATCAGCCGTAGCAAAAGACTGCACAGGGTAATTCTTTATCTGTGTAAAGTGAGATACTCCACCTCGCATTCTTCTTTCTACATCAGGAAAAGCAAACTGCCTACCTGACGGTGTGGTAATTTTACCTGTGTTTAAAGCCTCCTTAGCCAATTTATTATGCCAAAGCGAGATACCCTTGTACTTGTCCGTGAACTGTTCATAATATGCTGCTTCAGCAGTTGTCCTCCCAAACCCTGTAGCTCCGTAGAGTGGTGCGAACGTATGAGCCTTTCCTTCCTGACGAGTGGTAGCCTGCCCATTATCCGAAATAACTTTCGCGGTATATGCGTGAACATCGAAACCATTTTCTATCTCCTTTATTGCTGTTTTATCTTGTGATAAGAAAGCTGCTGCCCTAAACTCTAACTGAGCAAAGTCAGCTTCTAATATCATGCCTTTAGTCCACTGTGATTTAAATACTCTTTTTACAGGGAATGTACCACCTCTCGGCATGTTCTGCATGTTAGGGTCTGCCCCACTTAATCTACCTGTAGATGTTCTGTGTTGCAATAATCTTACATGCAACTTACCATCAGGTTTTATGTGTGTTTTAATACCCTCTACAAAGGAAGATAAGTATGTGTCTACTGCACTTAGTCTTCTTACTTTATATAAGAACTCTTCTGCTGTCTTCAATCCCCTTTGCTTTGCAGCTTTTTCTAATACCTCTAAGTTAGCCTTAGATGTACTAAAACCATGTGCGCTTACCCATTTAGATTTAGGCGCATTAAACTTTAATCCTGCCTGCTCATTTGTAGGAATAAAATGATAACCTTGTGTATCACAAGAAGGACATCTAGATGGTTTAGCATATGGGCTACCATCTTTTTTAGTCTTTGTATAATAACCTTTACCTCTACAATTACTACATTGTTTAGCTTTAGTTTTGTACACAACTTGACTATTCATACTTACTTCTTTTCTAAAGTCTGACGTATGCATATTAGGTACAAAATTGCTTGACCAGGTAGCTTTATCCTGGGGTTTTCTACTGTATATAACTGTAGATAGTTGCTCAGGACTATTTAAATTAATAGGTGTATCTCCCATTAATTCAGATACCATATTAGATAAATCTTTTTGTAGCTGTAATTGCTCTTGTTCAAACTCTATTTGCACATTATCTAAAGCATCGGTATCTACCGAAAACCCTCTTTGATATATCTTAGCAATAACTAAACACAGGTCATTAGTTAAGTCTACTGTTTTTGCTAAAGGCATTGCGTCATTATTTAAACGATTACATATTTTATCATGTAACTGTTTAGTAGCATGTAAGTCAGAAGATAAGTAACTAGATAACTCATCAAAAGGAATATCCCTAGTAGTATAACCCTTTTTAAAATATTCTTTTAGAGTATCTTGTTTTCTAGTTTCTAATCTATATCTTTCAGCACAGGCTTCTAAAGATAACGGTTCTTTTATACCACGTTGTAATACATATTCGCCTAGCATAGTATCAAATACTTTACCGTTGTAACTAAATCCTGACTCCCATAACCATACTAAATCATATGCTATGTTATGTCCTACAAGTAAAGTAGTCTTGTCTAAAGCATTCTGTACCAAATTAGTACCATTTAAAGTATTAGATTTTTCTGCATGGTCAAATACAACTTGTACTTCTTTACCTTCTTCCATAAGCATACCAACCATCACTAAAGAATTAGTAGGCTCAAAAGGGTCTAGGTGCATTTTACCATCACGATTGGTAACTGTGTTTTCTACATCAAGGACTAACTTCATTACTCTTCATACCTTCCTACTTCATAGTTAAGCTCGCAGGTAACAATACCATGCCAACCTGTTAGTTTATTCTTTACCACGTTTATATGCCTTTGTAAATCTTCTTCATCTCCCTCATTCTTCATAGGGTTTTTAGATACTAGTAGCATTAAGTCAGCTTCAGCGGCTTTACCTGTACGACTACCTTCCATCATACTTTGATTAAGAATAATCTTACCCTCAGCTTCTGCTGATAACTGTGACATATAAAACACAGCGCACTGGTATTCTTTAGCTATTTGTCTAGCATGTATTGCATTTACTTTTAATGCTTCATCTGCTCTAGCAAAACCACCCATCTTAGCAAACTTATCTCCCATATCTAGTACAAGTATGTCAGGTTTAAATGTCTTACATACACTTTCTACCCAAGACATATCTCTTGATGTAGCATCTTTTATTTTAATATTATCTCGTACAGGGCTATAAGCATCTCCTGCTTTTATCATGTTATGTTGAATCTCTCCAACAGTCATACCTGATGCAGCAGTAAGATACCTAGCGCCTACACGATGGGCAGCTTCTTCATTACAAAGTATTACACACTTAGCTCCCTGTCTAGCAAAACCATTTATTCCTGCAATCATACTTGCGTGAAAAGATGTCTTACCAGTATTAGGTCTAGCGCCTACTTCTATAAGATGCCCTGCATTTACACCTGCTACTTTTCTAGATAAACTAGGAATATTAAACTTCCATCTAGTCTCCATATCATTTTTAGATAAAAGAGTTTCAATAGATATGTCTTCCCATTCTATATTTAAGTTAGGTGTAAAGTCATCACTATATTGTTCTAATATATTACGTAGTGGTTCTAAACTATTCTTTGTACCATTAACATAATCAAAGCCTATGTTGGCTATGTCTTCACCAATAACTTGTTGAAATAGTTTAGATAAAACTTCTTGGGCTACGTCTGTACCCATAGCTTCTTCTTTCTTTATCTGTCTAAATAAAGTATCGTAGCTAGTTTTTTGTGATGTAGTAAGAGTAGGATTACTAGATATAAACAATGCTTCAATTTCATCAGGGGTAACACTTCTTTCATATCTACCCATAGCATCATCTATAGCTGACTTAATCTTACGAACATCTTTGCTAAATAGTCTGTCAGGACATTTAGAACCTCTATGCTCATCATAAAAGTTTTTGTCCATCAAACTTCGTATTAAGGCTAGTTCCATGCCATCTCCTTTAGTTTGTTAATGTCAGTTTCGTTTTCATACTTTAAGTCATCTATTATATTTAAAATTTTTACATTGTCAACCCAACCACGTAATTCTTTAGCCATTGCCATAGTCTTGGGCAAAGCGTCAGGGTCTAGTGCTACAATAACTTTTTTAAATACACTTAGATATTTTCTGTATTCTTCAAGCAAACTTGTACCTAAAATGGCTACAGCAGGGACACCTTGTTTAGCACAGACTAAAGCGCTAATGCAGTCCTCTACAACGACACATACATCTGACGCGTCGTGAGGACTGGTGATGATAGTACCTGCCCCATCTAAAGCTATAAAATATGGCACTCTACTTTTCCCATACCGTTTCCATTTAGGTAGTTTGTACTTGCTTTCAGCTTTACCTACAGCATCAACTAGTACACCCTTTTCATCATGTATAAGATAGACGACTCTATTATCTTTTACATCATACATAGTATGTCTAGACTTTTTAACTATGTATTCAGGTAATTCAAAGGGTTCTTGCTTTTGTGCTTCACTGTTACGTGAGTCAGCTATTTTACGCATGTCTTCTATAGACATATGCATTCTAGCCCTACCACTAGCGTCGCACGATGCCTTAAAACAATTCCATAGCCTTGTACCCATGCTATTTGTAACAGTAAATGTCTTTAAACCATTACACATGGGACAATTTATTCGCATAGTCTCATTTACAGGCAAATCTAAATCACGAACATATTCGTATAAGTTCATGCAATCTCCATAAGTTTATTAGGATTGTCATAGATTGTGTCAACTTTTGGGTGTTCTATATCAGTAAATTCCAAGTCACAAAAGTTACCACAGTCAGGCATAACCATAGGTGTGTGTCGACCTGCTTCAGGGTCTAACTCATCAAGAAATGTATGTCTAATACAAGAGTTACCCACATACCTTTCAGCCTTAGCCATCTTATCAAAATAGTCAGGGAAGTCCACCCTAATCTTATTCCAATAGCCTTTACCACCCTTTACACAACCTATACAGTTATTATTTGTATAGCCAAGCGTATACATAAGTGGTCGTTCTATACCTTGTTTCTCTAGAAAATATAAACACTCAGGTTTAGTCATTTTACTATCTATTAGTGGAAACAAAGGCTTTGCATTAGGATATTGTTCTCTAAACCTAATAGCCCTATTTATTTCTTTCTTAGAATATTCAAAACCAAATATCTGTCCACTATAATCTAATTCTTTTTCTAGATTAATCCTAATCTTTTTCTTGAGTTCTAGTGTACACCTAGCACCACTTGGACCATTTACGTATCGTTCTTTATGTATTACGTCAAACTGGTCGCCATACTTTGCCGACTGTTTTACAACTATATCTCTACCATACCACTCTTCACACTGTTCTTTAAATCTATTATTATCTTTGTGTGCTGAGTCAATATGAAAATAAATAGGCACTACATTATCTTTACCATATTTATCTATTGCTAGTTTAGTTGCAACAGCGCTAGTAACACCTGCACTCCACCAAGCTATTATCATTATCAATCTCCTATATTATTAATATATTACCCTCGGACAGCTGACTGTCTTATATACGATAAATCATCATCTGTCAAGCCCCTAATTTCAAAATCTTCAGATAATAAAAACTTATCTGCATGAAAATGACCTATATTTTCGTCATCTCTTTTTAAAAAGTCCTCCATTTCCTTAACAAAATTATCATTTTTAGTATTTTTATCCATTAGCATTCTCCTTTCTTAGTTTTAATGCGTTATTTGCACTAGCAAATGTATTTTTTAGATAAGGTTTTACACTTTGTGGGTTGACATGACCAGTCACCGACATAATTTGTCCCATACTGACCCCTGCATCAACCATTTCCATCGTTCCTGTACGTCTTAGGTCCGATAATCTTAAATCTTGAGATAAACCTGCCTTATCCATTACTCTACGTGCAATATTAGGCAGTTTATATTGGCTGTAAGGGTTATAAGAGCCTCGTCTAGGAGAAGGATTGGGTACAACCCACTCTTGAAAGCCAAAATCATTCTCTTGCTCCCTTAACATCTCACATAAATCGTCTTCTATAGGTAAAAATACCTTAGCTCGACGTTTAGATTGTTCTATATTAACTCTTTGTCTAGGTAAGTCAAGACTTGACCATTGCAATAAACGCATATCACCAACTCTTTGACACCATTCGTATGACATCTGTGCTATAAGCCCTACGTTTCTAGTTTTAAAGTCAGAGTATGCTACTTCTAGAAATCTCATGACATTTTCTTTTGTCCAAACAACTCTCCTAGATTGTGTAGCATGTTTCTTGACATTACTAAACGGATTTATCTCACAGTAGTCCATATTTATACCATGTGAGTACACAACTCGTGAACACGACATAACGTGGTTTGCCATATAAACGCCACGTTTACACCACATTTCATAAGCTGTCCTAGCCATGCCTGTGCTAATAGAATTATATCTATGTAGACGTAGAGACCTGCCATTGACTACAGTATCTAACAGCACACCTAAAAAGTATTTATATTGTGCTTTAGTTTCATCACGTAACTCATTGAATTCATACGATAAATAATAATCATGCACTAGACCATTTAAAGTTTTGTCACTCATTGCATTTGGTCTAGCTTTTAGTTGTTTTTCGTAATCTTTTATTAAGGCATTTAACTTTGCACCCTGCTTGATAGCATCTGCCTTATTTGCACCTAAATTACATCTTTTAACAATCCCCTCCTCCACATAACGTGAAGGGGGGTTGTAACGATAATAGGTGCTACCATCAGTTAGTTTTGCCTGTCTTATATATTTTGTCATTAGGCAGCTTCTAGTTGTTTAAATTGTGGGCTAGCTATCCACTTGGCTACTTCTTGCTCACGAAGCCACATAGTTTGGGCTTGTGTGTCATTACCAGTGTTTCTCATCCTAAACCCATTTCTCTCATCTGCATAACTTGCATAGTTAGTAAAGGCACTATACAAAGCAAACACAGTTTTACCTCGCTTGGATACCTCTTGTTTGTACAAACCAAACATCTTCTCTGATTTACTTTCAGAACCCATCAAAGAATCTAGCATAGCTTTAATATCAAACTTGCCTATAGGACTAAATGCCCATTGTTGAAACTTATCCATTTGAGTATCAAAGTCTCGCCTAGAATTCTTAAGTTCATCTATAAATCTATCCATACTAAAGTTAGAGCTATTCTTTCTACGAACCTTGTCGTAGTCGCCTGTAATCATACCATTTGTACAAAACGTATCTATCGCACCATAGTATACTTGATTAGAACACGAGCCATCAATGGCATGTAGTGCTATAAATCGTTGATTTACAGTAGTCTGGTGCTTATCCGACACTATAGTACGTTGTACGTTGGGCAGGGTAATATCCATCATACCCCAAGAGTTATTCCTAGCACTTCGCCACGTTACTTTGGCATTATCTAGTTGGGAACTATCTAAATTCTCAGTCATAGCATCTTCTACACCCTGAAAAAAGGGGCGATGGTCTGCACAACTAAAATTGTGACCAACAACACCCAAGTATTCACCTGTTACGTCGTTGATAACATATTTTTTATCTTGAACCTTAGTTGGCTCAAATTGCACACCAAAATCTAACTTAGTTGGCATGTCTAGTAGTAAGTTATTATCATTTACAAAATCTAATGGCATATTTATCTCCTTTGCCTGTTAGTTGGGGTTAAACCACGAGGGTTTGTCTCTACCATTGTTATACCTAGCAAATCTAGCTTTGTCAACAATATAAAATTGTCGGTAGGCTTTCAATGGATAGAATTCGTCAGTCTTTAGTTCATCAAGACCACTAAAACATTGTGGGTGTCTAGTTGTACCACCTGCACGAGACCACGGCATATACATCCTAGCAGTTAATAACACATCTTGATGTTTACTAGCGCCATGAATTTTACCGTATCTATTTGTATACTCCTGTAGCATAGCATGATATAATTGCCAAGCAAATGTGTAGTTTGACCTATTGCGTTTTGCCCACAGTGTACATGGGTGTTTTTGATGCACTGGTCTATACAGATTATGTTCTTCTGCATAATTGGGTGCATGATGCCACACAGCAGTGCATAGCATTTGCGCTTCTTCTAGTGGCATCTTAACTATATGTTGGTCACATAAAGATTCAGCAATCTTTTGTGGTGTATCTTCTATAAGAAATCTATTCATGCTCTCCTCCATTACCTCTACCTAGACCTCTCTCTTTGTACCAATGGTCAAAGTAAGTAGACCTACGCTTTGATATTTCAAACACAGCCACAGTCATAACTATGGCAAATATTAAGATTAGATGAACAATGGCAGTAAAACCAAATATCCACATACTACCTACCCACATAGAAAATGCTACGCACCACATCCATGCAAGTAGTTGCATAACCATATGTCTAACATGTAAGTCCTGTATATTACTCAATGGATTACGTTCATAGTTCATCACTGTTTCCCAACAATCATATATAAATTTATTCATACATTGCTTCTCCATTTTTATTAAATTTAATTTTACTGTTATTTATACCTGTTATAATAACATCTGTGTGTGTATGACCCATAGCATGACCTATACCATGTCCTATATCATGTTGTTTTACATGACCATCTAGATAAACTACCTCTCCTCTGATACCATGTATTGCCCAACCTTTCATATATTTTATGTGTGCATCTATGGCTTCTTCTAATGTGTTACCTTGAACATATTCAACTCTAGTTATTGGGTCATTTAGAACTGAATCATATCTACTATTAGCAACGTAGACTACTGTGTATTTATTCATAATTAATATCCCATCTATAGAAGATATGGTCTTCTATTCTAGTTATATAAGTTTTAGTACTCGCCCACTCAGGTGTTACATAGTATGCATGGTAATGCGTAGCACCCTCTACGAAGTCGTCCAGGTTGCCATAATACACACCATTAGCTACATTAATGGCTGTGTCCCATGCATGTGGCTCTTTCGGTGCATCACTTTTACCATCACAATACCAACTAAATTGGCAACGATTGCGGATTGGAAAGTCAGGTTTCCATGAATATGTTGGACCTTGCTCTACAACCTCGCACACTGTGTCAGGGTATCTTTCGTCTTTCACTCTATTCATTACCACTTGGGCAACAGCTATCTGTCCAATTAAGGGCTGATTCTTTGCTTCATGGTACACGTTAAGTGCAAGACATAATATTGCTTCAGCTATTAGCATTTACTTCTCCTTTCATTATAAGTAACATCTAAGTTTTTCATCTAAATCGCCTGTGCCATCATAGTATTTATCCTCTATGTGCCTAATAATCTCGGCATCGGATATGTGACCACCCAAAGCCTCACGTAATAGGTTGGCTGTGATGTCAGGGTAGTCGGCTATGGTCTCGGTCAGCATGTCGTCATACGTACCATAACCTTTGTATTTGTTTGGACCGATAGACCAATAGTTACTATACTCAGCCACTGTTGGGTCACGTTTAGCAGGTAGCTTGGCAAACTCATTACCATACTCACACATATAACTACACAGTGATATAGCATGAGGTATGTCCTGATACTCTTTGCCTGTATGCTGATTAAAGTAACCCACCGAGATATTAGTACACTCGGATATAATACCTGCATAGTTATCTGTATCAGTAAACGAACCTGTTTGGTCTAGTTTATAGAAATACACATCTTGCAATAGATTAGCAAGAGCATTGCCAAAGGTATCCGAACAGCATCGCATACCACCTTGATGGGTGATAACACTATCTTGCCCATACCTATCAAAGGCAATAGCTATGTCAATACATTCTATCAGCTCAGGTGTTTCATCTCTAATATAACTAGAGCCTATACCACCACACTCTTCTTCTCGGTGAAAGATATACAAGCCCTCTATACCATGACGTATCATATTCATCATAATCCATACACCAGTACCACAATCAGCACCCAAAGGTTTACCATCAGTCTTAAATATCTTGGTAGGACTATTAGAGCCATCAAGAGTAATAGTCTGTCGGTATTTGCTTTTACTATTATGCACAGTATCAGTATGGCACGACCACATAATAGTAGGGCTGTTGCCAATCGTCTTGTACAGATTACCTGCCTTGTCTTCTCTAACACCCAAAGGTCGAATGTATTTATTTATCATTTTACGTTCACCTTTACTGTTAGCTGAACGGCAGTAGTTCAGTATGTCGTAGAGTTCTTTGATGTCTACCCTACTAGACTTTTTAAGTTGCATTATTGTTTTGCTCCTGTTCTAATTGTAATTGTTCATTATGTTTATCTGCTTCAACTTCTTTCTCATGTTCTGCGTTGCAGTCTTCACACCTACACATCTCGTCCTCTTCAGAGTAAGTACCCTCTTCAAACCATTGGTCACAGCTCTCACAGTAGTAGTGATTATCTGTACAACAATCACATACCCATATAGAATCTGTACCACGTTCGGTACGAGTAAGGTATCGCTTTGTCTTGGGGTCTTGCTCTGTAGTCGTTATAGTTCGAGTAAAGAACCGAATGACTTCTCTCATATTATCATTATGCACTACTTCATTACACTCTTCACACGTCATAAAGCTATTCTCATAACAAGACCAACATATATCACCTGTGCCATCGACGTATATAGAGTCGTCGCCCTCGCATTGAGACTCTTCACACCAAGCACACCACCAACCACATTCTTCATGCAGTCCGTGTGTATACTGAGCGCAGTAGTCATAGCTATGCGACATGGTAAAATGGTCTCTGTCACTAGAATACCTAACACCATACTCATTATCTAAGTACGGCATAATATAGCCGTCAGGGTTGTCATTACACCTAACTAATTTAACCTTAGCACCCTCGAAGTCATCGCCCTTGTCAGGTTTGTAACCACTCTTGTCAAGTATAGATTTAAGCCTAGCAACATCACCATAGATAGTGCTATACACCTTTTTCTTGAGATATACTAATGCCCTACCTCTAGGTTTAGCCAAGCCACCAATATAGGCAATGCCTAAATCTCCAGACCCATACACAACGGTAGGGTGTTGAGAACTAGAGAAGTGGCTAGTATCATGCGACATACATGAATTAGGTCCATTTGTATAGACCTGCACAATATCTTTAGATGTCGTCGCTATCTCTAACTCACCTGTATCGAAGCAGGCATTGTGAGATTCTACTACCTCACGTATCCTGTCCTCAGTCAGCCCTTTAGTGAACCGATTGAGATACCTACCAACTTTGATAGGTGTTTGTCTGTCAGCATGACCCTTAGCAGAGTTCTCTGTGTATGCTAACATAGATGGATTATTGAGAGATACGTGGACAAAATGGTTGTCGGTGTCAGGTCGTATAAAAGCACCTAGCACATCATCAAAACCATCATCAAACCAAATAGGTTTAGAATACTCATTATTTAAAAACCTATCACGTTCTCGCTCAATCCATACTGAGTCGTCATTGTCACAACTACTACACATAATAACCTCCTTGTTTAAGTAGTTTGTCCATAAAGTAAGGCTCGTTCCTGTCGCTTATACTTTATCTTGCGACGTACTTGCCTTTGCGATTTGTGGTAATCCCTAGCCTTTGGGCTACCACTATGTTTAATCCTAATCTTTTCAAAGACTGGACTAACCATCATCTTTTCTATGTTCTTTGACATATTTATCTTTCTCCTTAGCTCTATTGAATGAGCCTTTGCCCTTTTTAGAGGGAACTATCTGTTGCCGTCTCCTACTATTAAGCAGGGCTTTGGCTATAGGATTTACTATATTATTTATACCAAATTTGCTCATGGCTGTCAAGCTCCCTCTAAAATTATTATGCGCGACGCATAAAACTAGGCTACTCTTTTCTTAGCTTTCGCTAGTCTACCAAAGTTTTTATTCACCTTAGCACCAAGACTAAGTTGAAGAGTACAAGCATCAATCTCCTTAGTCAGGATTATATTGAAGTTTTTAGGTGCAGACACATTAATCTGCGTACCGTAGGCAGTCTTCTCAACTCTAGCCTTTGTAAGAGCCTTGTTAAGAAAAGCAGTCACCTTGTTAAACTTGCGACCATAAGCCTTTTGGTAGACAACCTTTAACTTGTCTAACTTAATTCGGTTTTGGTCAGTAAAACAGGCAAGGTGTTTACCTGTGTTGTATAAATAAGCCATTCGTCAATCTCCTATGGCATAACACACCTGAACTATTTCAGGCGATTCTTATAATCGTTGATGCACCAGTTAGTACATACTACGATAAAAACTATAAATATTAAATGTAATAATATAAGCATTGTTAAACTCCAATATTCATAAATACATCATACAAAATTAAACAAGCACTACAAAAAGCAAATGCAAACAGCACAAGCAAGGTGATAATAAAATACCTCATTATACAAATCTCCTTCCATCATTCATTATTTCATCAATAGTTCTAAGCCTTTGTGCTTTATTCCTTTGCTCCTCAGCCATTTCTAATGTTACTCTTAAACCACAAGGTGAACATCTAGCTATACCATCAATTATAACTGTTTTTTGCCTGGTGCAATTTTTGCAATTAGCATCAACTTCATAACATTTATTACACATTTAATCCTCCATTGCCTATTCTTTCAATAGCTATACCATCAGGGAATCTTTTATAAACTCCCTTACAATACCTATCTACTAACTCTTCAAAAATTACATAACGCTCAGCAGAATTTGAACCATAGTATTTTTTATAATCTTTATTCATTATTCCCAAAGTTGTAACTGAGCATCTCTTTACATATGCTTTTAATTCGTCAATCTTATTAGTCATTTAATCCTCCATTTTTAGAAAGTCATTAATTAAATCATCAGTGATACGGTGCAGAGCTTGACGTTCTCTAACGTGTACCATCAATGGGTGAGTTTCGCCAATTCGATATAGATAATTTTCTTTTTCTAAGTAATCGCCTTGACCTCCTAGCTTACCTGTAGGGCTAGTAGTATAGTTGGCTTTATCAACAGTATCACTATAAACAAGCCGTATTTTATAGTCTGTATAATCGTTATTGCTCAAATTAATCTCCTGAAATAGTATTATTTAATTTAGTCATTAGTGAATTAAGTTGCTTTAAAGCTCGATTATTCATAGAACTACCATCATTTATCATTTCTCTAATTAAAAGTAATTCATCTCTTTTTATATTATACCAAGTTTTTTTAATATTGTTTAACTTGTCATAATTAGATTTATTTAATTTAGTATAATCCATTTAATGCTCCGTAACTATTATGCGTTACGCATAATTCTTTAATTAGTAATAGTTTTAAGTAATTCTTCATTGTTATTAATATATCACAAATATATAGGTGTTGTCAAATTTATGACAATAAAATATCACAGTTGCACCAATGCCTTTAAAACCAGTATCGCTGCCCCACTACTATCATTAAGTACTATCATTTTGGTGCAACAATTTTTATTCGCTACGCATAATTTTTTTACTGGAAATTTTTTTGGCTGCAGCATCGGAAAATTTGTCCAGTCCTATCGCCCTAGCACTATCGCCCTAACACTACTATCATAATTTTGTTAGCAAAATTTAGACAAAAAAATAGCCCTAGCAAAATTAATTGCTAGAGCTTTTTAAATTATTTAGTTTTATTTATTTTGCAATAACTGATTTAGTTGCTACCTTGTCAGCTATTCTTTGATTATATTCTTGATACTGTTTAATATCAAAGCCGTTAACATCTAATAATTTTTTAAGGTATTTTTCAACTTGGTTTTTAATATCTTTAATATCCAAATCATTAGGTAATTCAAAACTTGTCAAGTCATCTTCTGACTTTTCAATTTCTGAATTAGCTTTTTTAACTAGGTTTTTTACACCTTGTTCAGCGTTAGCAACTTTTTTAGCATCTTTTTCAATACCATAAATCGCTTTATTATCCATCATTGTCGTAATAGCTGTATGATTATAATGCAAAGCTAATTCCTGAATTTTAGAAATTGGTAAATTACATTTAGTAAAAAACGTATGAATTTTTGATACTAGAGTTTGGTTAACATTGTATTCCATTTCAAAACTACCATCTTTTTTTGTAGATACGATTTTTCTATATCCTATGCTATCGTCAAATAGTTGAGTTGCAACTTGTTTATTTTTTAGCTTATTTTTTTTCAAGTATTCTTTATCGTCATATTTAGAAATTTCTTTAGCTCTAAAATTCATATTATTTTTTATTTCTAAATAGAACGGCAAGTTATCAGCAAAACTTTTAGCTTGTTCTTTTTCAATAGTATTTAATTTAGTAAAATCATTAGCAATTTTTTTAGTATTTAATTGTGTCATTTTTTATCTCCTATATGACTTGTCAATATTTTGACGATTAAAGTTATAAGACAATATGTCTTAATATCTATTCTAAACTAAAAATTAAGCATTGTCTATTTTTTTAACTGTTTTATACAAATTAAATTTTAATACTTGGTCTTTAATTATTATGCGTAACGCATAAAACTTTACTAGGTATATATTGCGTAAAAGTATTTTATGCAACGCCATTGCATTTTGTGTAATTTCTGAAAAGTCAGGCGGCGACCACATCAATAAAAATAACAACTGATAATATAACAGCTATCAACAACAGCTATAATTTAAATATAGCTTTAAATAAGGTGAATAATGTTTTTTTATTTCTTAAAAACAGGAAGACAATAGTAATATGTCGAGTAGACCATAATAAAACTTTGGTTTGGTGCATACAGGCAAGTGCCACTAGGGGGGTATACGATACGTATATAC